ATGCGGCCTTCCTTTCTTTTGTTGTCGGTGGCGACCGGCATCCGCATAATGTATTGTAAGGACGATTGTCTTCGTGACTACCAGCAGGAGATGAAGACCCGCCTCTTTGAAGAGTGGGAACTTCACCGGAGTGTGATGGTGCAGATGCCCACCGGTACGGGAAAAACGCATCTGCTGGCCGCCATAGTGAGGGAGTTCTTGTGTGGTTCCGACACCCGGGTATGGATTGTGGCACATCGCAGGGAGCTGGTGGAGCAGATAGAGGAAACGGTTGCCCGATACGGGATGAGGAAGGAGGACGGAAGTGTGAAAGTGATGTCCATCCAGTGGTTATCACGAAATCGGAAGGCTATGGACGGGCAACCGGATTTGATCGTTATTGACGAGGCGCATCATGCTTTGGCGGAAACCTACCGGGAGCTTTGGAAGAAGTATCCGGAGGCGAGGAAACTGGGTATGACTGCCACGCCCTGCCGGCTGAACCGCAAAGGATTCACAGATTTGTTTGATACCTTGATCACTTCATGGAGTATTGTGGAATTTATCGGGAGGGGCTGGTTGTCGTCATTTGACTATGTGTCCATCCGTGCGAACAGTAAAGAGCAACGGCTGATTGACTCGTTGAAGAAACGGGGCGCGGACGGGGACTATCAGGTAAAGGAAATGAACGCGGTGCTGAACCGGGAGACCGGCATCAGACGGTTGTATGAAAGCGTCCGGAGATATGCCGCAGGGAAGAAAGGGATTGTCTATGCCGTGAGCATTGCGCATGCCCGACAGATTGCCGCTTATTACAGCTTGCATGGTGTGAAATCCGTTGCTATCGACAGCAAGACTCCTGCTTCGGAACGTGGGAAATTGGTAGAAGCTTTCAGGCAGGGAGAGATCAGCGTATTGGTTAATGTGGATATTTTTTCTGAAGGGTTTGATTGTCCCGATGTGGAGTTCGTGCAACTGGCTCGTCCCACGCTTTCGTTAGCGAAATATTTGCAACAGGTGGGACGGGGGCTGCGGAAGTCAGATGATAAGGAATCATGTATGCTGATAGATAATGTAGGGTTGCATCGGATTTTCGGTCTGCCTGTCCGTGACCGTGACTGGGAGGCGATGTTCGAAGGACGGATGGCGGGAAATGCTCAGCCCCGGACACGGATGGAGAACAACGGGCTGTCTGTGTCTTGTTCGCTATCGGAAGATAGCAAACGGAATGAAGGACTGGAAATTGTGATGACACACAACTGTCTGCTGGATGCTATTCGGAACGGGGATTTGAATTGTTTGGGAGGAGGTGGTCCGGTCGGTGAGGAACAATGGACTGTTTTGAAAGCCTGTCATGACCGGCAGAGTGGTTTGTGGGGCTTGAGGTGCGGGAACAAAATCACAGTGATTCCTCAATACCGGGAAGTATTTGATATTTGTGCAAACCGGGCTGCTGTCCGTTTTAAAGATGGCCGGACAGGAGTGGTGGATAAGTCCGGAGTCCTCATGGTGGTGACAGGCTGTTGCCGGAGATTGAGATTCCTGAAGGGAGAACTTCTTTCTGTCACCAAAGAGGATGGGAGTGACTGTTACACTGATTTGAAGACAAACAGAACTTATCAGGAGAGGCCGGTGGTTTTTTCATACGGCGGCATAGAGTTGCTGCGGGTGGGGGAGACTTTCCATAGCCGCACGCAGAAGGCGTATACCTCTATGCATGGTTTGCACAAAGACAGTCTTTGTTTTTATGGTTTCTACTTGAAGATACCGGATTACCGTGTTCCGAAGTCTTGCCGGCTAGTTGATCCTGTGTGGTCTACTATATTTGATGTCTTCGCCTGCGTGCTGGAAGGGGATGATGAAGAGGTGTACTGGTGTTGTGGCTGTTTGGCGGATCGGAGCATTGTGGTGATGGACGGGGAAGGAAGCTATTATCATGTGGAGAAAGGAAAGGGGAAGCAGTATATAGCTTGTAATGCTCCTAAGGCGGGCGAAGCGGATTTTGCCTCCGTGGTGGAAGGTCTGAGGAAGGAAGCCGGGCGGCGTGCGGAGAGCGTACAGCGGGAACGGCAACAGAATGAGGAAGAGAAAAGGCGGAAGAGGCTGGAGGAAATAAAAGATGTCCTTCCTTTCCGGATGGGGATGAAGTGGGGGCTGAAATGGGGAGATCGTATCGTAGTGCCTCCTTGTTACCGGAATATCTGTATTCCTGTAGGCGGTTATTGTGCTTTTGAAGGGAATGCCTGCCAGTGGGGGGTGATGGCGCTGGATGGAAAAGTGGTGGTGGAGGCCAGATATCAGAAGGTGGAGATAGAAAAGGATGGAACGGTGCATCTGACCATCATTCCGGGTAAGGTAAAGACCATCAAACTTTGACGGATATTGAATTGTTTGGGTATGGAGTGGGTAAATTTCAGTATATCACGGGTATTTGATGAGGAGAGCAATTAGTGTAAAATAGTTTTTACGCCTTGATGTTATAATCTTTACATAAAAGAAAACAATTCTACCGTTGAAGCTCTTACGTGGGATACCGCTTTCAAGAACATAAACGAACCAAGCGGATGGGCCATGAAAGGGATACATGAAGAAGCCTACCAATAAATCCGGCATCAATTGACATAACAAAATCGGATAACTGAAAAATTATCCGCTTTTAGTTTCTTTATTTCGAAAGAAAGATATATATTTGCAACGCTTTTTCAGAAAAGCACCCAATATTGCAGAAAAAACAGTTGCCGAAATGGCTCAGTTGGTAGAGCAATTCATTCGTAATGAATAGGTCCCGGGTTCGAGTCCCGGTTTCGGCTCAAAGGTAAAACCATACTAATTATCTTATACTTAGGATATTATATTAATGATTTTACTAAATAACTATTCGATTTATAGATTAAAAAAAAAGGATTTTTGTCCACCACTGGACAAAATAACTTATCCAAAACTTATCCTTCAAATTTTAATCTATTATGGCAACTATCAAATTAACAATTTTCAAGGCAAAAGCTTTAAAGGATGGCAGACATAAAATAAGGGTAGCAGTCTGCCATAAACAGGAAACTTGCTATATTGTAACACACTTTATCATTGACAACATTTCCCAGTTCAAAAACGGACAAGTAGTAAAAAGACCAGATGCATCCATCATAAATACCAAATTAAGAAGCATGATGAATGAACTGCAAGAAAGATTGGATAATATAAAAAACCAGTCCCTATATTCTTGCAGACAAATAAAGAATATGCTTGAATCTGGAACTGGCTTCAAAGAAAATGGCTATGTAACATACCAACAGGCCTGTAATGTTCTTATAAAAAATCTGAAAGAGGAAGGAAGAAACAGTTATGCCATATTAATAGAAAGAAACTGTAGATACTTTACAGAATTTACCAAAGGGGAAATATTAATGTCAGATATAACCCCTAATCTAATAGAAGGATTTTCAAGATTTCTCAAAGAAACGAAGAAAATAGGAAATACATCAATAGGAATGATGCTATCACAATCAAAAGCCGTTATAAACAGAAGTATCAACTCAGGAGAAGTAAGATATGACATACATCCCTTTATCAAGAAGAAAATTCCCAAATCGTCACCAAGAGAACTGGATATTTCTTTGAAAAGCGTTAACACAATAAGGTATAGCAATCCCAAAGAAAAAAAATACATTGTAGCAAGAGATCTTTTTATGTTGTCATTTTATCTAGGAGGAATGAATTTAATTGATATAATGAGTGCCAAGTTTGACGGGGACAAGGTAAGCTTTATAAGAATGAAAACAAGATTTAAAACAGAAACAGAGCAAACCTGCGTTCTTCCTATAATAGAACCGGCTAAAGATATTATAAATCAATGGATAAACAGAAGAACAAACAAACTCGATTTTGGTTATAAATTCTCTTATCACAATTTTTCAAGGTATGTATGCAGATCTTTATCTACATTAGCAGATAATTTAGGGATTAAAGAAAAAGTGGTATTTTATTCTGCAAGAAAATCATTTGCGCAATACGCATTCGATCTTGGAATACCTGACAGCATAATAGATTATTGTCTGGCACATTCTGACAATGGAAGAGGAGTAGTAAGATATTATACAAAAACTAGGTTTAAACAGGCAGAAATAGCAATAAACAGAGTTGCAGATTATATAAACAACCCAAGCAAATACAAAGAATATATTGAAATGAAAGCTGACATAATGCTAATGAAAATTTGAGCACAACGATATCACCCTTGCCAACACGACAAAGGGTATCAGTCTATAAATGAACCTCTCTATACGTTCCATCGCATCACAACAAGTAAACGGCAGAAATACCAGTGAGGCACATCATCAGCCTGCTCAAGCAATATGTTCAACTTATCTTCTTCCATATTCTGTTAACATAAAAAAAGCGGTAAAACCCGTTGGGAATTACCGCTTAATGCTAAATAGTTACTTTATTTTGCGTTTTTGAATATTTAATTTTATCTTTGCGCCATGAAGATAGCCCTTGATACATTGAAAGGCTACGTTGACCGTAGCTCACTAGTGTAGATGTATGGGGGGTATCTTTTTTTGCACCTTTAGATTGCAGAACAAAACTACAATTCGAAAAAATTATTTATCAATCTTTTTCATTTCCTTTGCTGTCATTTTAAGAGCTTTTTTAATTATAGGCAATTCTTTTTCTTGTGGCAACTGTTCAGGTTTGCGCCCAGTATTTTGTTCTACTATATTTCGGACTTGTCTTCCAACAGTATAGTGTGTTTGTTCTAAATTAGCTTGTCCAGATATTTGTTTACTCTTTATAAGCTCTTCGGTTTGGGTAACACGGAATAGATTGGCAGCAAGTTCGGTACGGCTCATTCTGTCAAATAGCTTTCCTTTTTTAACGCCACGTTTCTTTTCAAGCTTCCACGATTCCATATTATACATACCCAGATAACCTGCATTTTGAAACTTTGCATAATCAGTAACATTTGCGGCTTTTGCTGTTGAAGCGAGAGATTTGTTTCCATCTGCAAGTTCTTCACGTATTAGCACGCGGTCTATTTCCTGATTGTTTTCAATGTATAATTCAAATTTTCGTGTTTGCTGTGCGAAATAAGCTTGCGCCAATGCTACTTCTGGCTTCTTTGGATCGCCATTCATAGCAGCAAGATAACACGCAAAACGTGTAAGTTTGAAGTCTTGGAACTCAACACCATTATTATTGCGTTTCACAGCTATTATATTTTCATAATGAGGAATGTTGAGCGAAACAAAAGCCTTTGTCGCGCGGTCAAGAACTTTACAAAATGCTTTCATATCATTATATCCAAGCATAACCATTACTTCTGAGGCCCACCAATAAACGATGCCGTTTTGGTTTTTAAAGTCTTCAAAAGAAAGAATCGCATTGTTGTTTTCTTGTTCCATTTCCATCTATAATTTAAAATTCGGCTCAAAGATAGAATAAAGTATTTGTTATTCCAATATATATCTATAATTAAGATATATAATTTTATTGGATTTATGTATATAATTTCACGACTATTTTGTAAAAACGGTAATTCCAACAAGTCAAAGAACGCTTCTGTTCGATTATTATTTTTCCAGTCCCTTTCTACAATGTTCACATAAGAACTTCTTGGCAACAGGGAACATTTTCTGACCGACAAACCTCCTCCCTGCTCTTGCTACTTAAAGTAGCTTTTAGTATCTTCATCACTTCCATGTCTTATCGAACATTAAAGCGAGAAAATATATCCAAATCCAGTTGGAAGAATTGTCATTGTATCGGTTCTTCATCCGTTTCTTCCAAATCGGAAGTTTCTTCTTTTTCATGATGGTTCACTTTTAAAAAATCCATTGCTTTCTCCATCGCTGCATTCGGATTTTCATATTCCAACAATTCCGATGTCCCAATGATATACTTTTCGATGACCCTTGCCATTTCGGTAAAGGTTTCTTTGTTTGCACCACTTTCTACGGCAAGACGTGCCGCCTCAATTCTTACGTTTAATTTATCCATAATTCTTTATTAAATCAGTTCTGCAATGTTCACATAAAAATTTCTTCGCTACCGGGAACATCTTCTGCCCCACATATCCGCTAAGATACTGCGCTTCCTCTCCATAGGGATCAATCCCAAAAGCCTTGGAGATATGCCGGCACAAATGACCTTTTTCGTGGTCCCACGAATTTTGAAACTCTTCGGGGGTAGAAGTCAAAGAGATAACCATTACCGTCTCTCTTCTCCTGTAGTCCGAATAGGTTAGACCGGTATTCATTCTGCCTTCGGTCAGATTGCGATACGCACGCTTGAGGGAATCCCCCCTGCATCCTATACGGTACAGGTCCATAATGATCCGATCCGCCCAATAGGTGTGTACCGCATAATACACTTTGACGTGCCAGTCCCCATATTTTGGTATGTAGAACTCCTGAACAATCATATCACATCCGACCAGATTACAGGAATCCCTTTACCTATACAGGTGGCAAAGAACTCGTCAAACGCCCTGCAAGGATCGCCATCAATATCATCAAGGTAGCATTTTATATGCTTGCACAAATGTGCCTCGTCAACCAATGATTTTTTATAGAAATCCGCTTTCAGCATGTTTGCGACATAAGCAACGTCATAACCCTTGTCGTGCTCGATGGTAATTCCGTTCGCTTTCAGCATATCGTCCACTTCATCTTTACTCCACGGCTCCAACTTTTTTTCTTTACCCGTGGTTTCGTCTTTCACTTTCATTTTTGAGACGGCCCATTCATAAAGTTTCTTGCTGAAATGAAAGCCGTATGCTTCCAGATATTCCCTCATGCCAGATGGGAATCTGCTGTATGTATCCAATCTCTGTTCCATAACCTTTGTTTAAAAAGAGGGGCATTCCACCCCTCCACCATTAATAAAACTCACCGTTGGCGCGTCTGCGTCTGCGTTCTCCCATGTCATCCATGCGGGGATATTCAGGGAAATAGCCGGGATATCTGCGTTCTCCCATACCTGATCCTGAATAATTTCTTCCGCCATCACGGAAGCCCATGTCTCCATGAATCTCTCTCATGGCCTTTTCGTAACCGTGGCGGCAGCCTTCCTTGTAGGCTTCTTCCACCTCGTCACCTCTCATACCGAAGCCGCGTCCGTAATCGTCACGCCCTTCTTCTAATATTTCCCACATTCCCATAATCATTTCTTTGTTTTGGATGTTTCAACCACTCCGAGCTGTTCCATAAGCCGTTTGTTCAATTCCATAAGGTCAGACATGTTCTTGCTCATTTCCGCCATTTGCCCTTTCAGAGAGGATATTTCCTGCTCCTGACGTTGTTTCTCGGCAAATTCAGGGTTCAAGAGCGTAAGCATCTTGTCACACCCTGCAATGACGGAATTGTGAAAATCCATGCTGTTGATGATGTCTATGCTTTTCTGTTTCATAGAAGCGACCTCGTTATTCATCGCATCACGTGAGCATGACACTACGATATTGCCGTTCTGTCCGAAGTCGGCTATATCCATGCCGGCAGGAAGATTTTGGAAAGTCGTGTTCTGCCCGTTGATACAGACAACAACATCCACAACCATTTCCATTTGGGGCAACTGTCCCATAGGGGATGCCATAGGATATTTCGGCTTGGGAGCGGAAACGCTGACTACCGGGCCGTATTCGATAAACGGGTTAGCATCCTTATGAAGTATATATAACTGGTTATTGGTACGAAGTGATTGAAACATATTGGTTTAATTTTAAAGGAGTGTGGCTATTTCCATTTGGGAAACCACCACAAAACTCCATGTTAATTATTACTTGCTCCGTAAAGAAGCGGTCTCTGCTGTAGAAGCCGGCGCCGTTGTCGGTCTGTATCCTCCATTAACAAGATACAATTCGTTGGTATACTTGTTGTAGTGAATCTCATAGATACCGGTTCCAGCCAAGTTTGCAACAGTCACAGGCTCATTGTTATAAGCCATTAACGGTCTTGTATCCCCGTTGGTCCCTATCAGTATCGGAAGGGTTGCAGTCGTACCGGCAGGGATCGCCTGACGAAGATTGACATAGAACCCTCCGACATAATCCCTGTTGCGGAACGCATGGTTAGGAAGCTCCAAAGTCACATTCTCAGTACCGACTGTTACAGCCACCGTAGGAAGAGTGTTGTAATTCACTCTGCCAAGGGAGGGAAACGGGAACGGAAATCCTGTAAAAAAGTTAGGCCACATATCTACCTCCTTTCTCACCGGATTAACCCCAGTAGTTATTGCAACCGCATCCGTAACCACCACGGCCATATACAGCATCACCTGCATAAGCACCGTATGCTGCGGCACGATATGTATCCACGTTCACGCCTACAATATTAGGGTATTGTACCGGGACAGTGTTAGGTAATTTACATTTTATACCATCAACATCGCTCTGCAATGCCTGCAATCCGGCTGCTAAAGGAGCGATCTGTTGTCCTACCGCACTCAGGATAGTGGCGTTCTGGTTACGCTGAGAGATTTCGGCTGTCAAAGTAGCCTTTTCCGCAGTAAGAGATGCGATCTTGTCCTGCAATGCCTGATTCTGAATAGCGTCAAGTTTGGCAAGGATGGCATTCGTGTTGGCTGTCGCACCATCACGCAATGACAATGTGTTCTGGTTAGCAGTGTTGACTAATGTGTTAGTCTGGTTGCACATCGCAAGCTGGTTCTCGTATCCCTGTGTGGTTACAAGCTGTTTCATGTCGCAGCAACAGCTACAGATCTGAGATGTCAGAGCGTTGTTACCTTGCATGATCGCAGTGAGGATACTGTTGGTGTTCTGTCCCATTTGGTTGCCGAGACCGCAGATAGCCTGTGATACAGAGTTAATACCGGCAAGGATTTGGTCTGATGATGTGTTCACAGCTTGTGCCAATGCTGCAATGTCGACACCGTTTCGGTTAAGTGTCTGCATGATCATTTCTCTTCCTTCGTTCGCTCCTTGGTTGTTGTTGCCACCAAATCCGAAGTTCCCGTTACCGAAGATGGCTGCAATCACAATCAATGCGATGATGTCCTGAAAACCGCCATTGTTTCCGAAGAAACCTCCGTTTCCGTTTCCTCCCATCAGCCCCATCAGATAGCCAGTGTCAATTCCACGGTTCTGCAAGGACGGAAGAATGGACGCAAGCAGGCCATTGTTTGCGCCGGTTCCACCGTCTTGGTTAAAAACATAAGTTCGTTCCATAAGTATTTGTATTTTGTATCCGGTCAAAATCGACCGTGCACAAAAGTATATAGATCATAACTCATGGAAAATCAGTTGTTTCCCAACAAATTCTTTATATCGTCCCAATATATTCTCATCATTTTCCCACTCTCCATCCTCTCATGGAAATTGGATATCATGTAGTTGACAGCACGTTTAGTCTTATGGATATGAGCGGCTATTTGTGAAGGGTACATACCGCTTTCGAAAAGAAAAAATACAAGAAGATACCGGGCATCCACTGTCTCCATATTCTTATCAGATGATAATATTTGGTCTACAGACACTTCTGTTTCTTTTGAAACAATATTAATTATTTTGGCAAAAATTTCGGACTTACACATTGTGGTTTAAATTTTTGTTGTATTTTTGCCTCGCCAATCAAATAAAATCATGACAAAAGCATACGTAGGAAATAAGTAAGGATATTACTACCCCTGACACTTATCTACGTATGCTTTGTATACTTTAAAGTTTGATTGGCGTTAAACTTCAAGTGTCGGGGGTTCTTTTAATTCTGCCCCCTGAAAGAATTACTTTTGTTAAATGAGTTTTTTTATGTGCCACGCTTCTACCTGTGGCATTCTGGTTACTATTTCATCTTGCACCTCCCTTCTGTTGATTACCATATTCTATAACTTATTCCTGCGACAACCGCAGGAGAAAAACCATCCTTACCAAATCCATAACCGGCTGTTATTCCCAGACCCCATCTTCTAGGTTTTATCTTAACCGTGTGATAGATGTCATTCGTTACTGTCAGTGTTTTGGAGCAAACATAGATACTATCTAGGTTAGGTCTGTAACCACTCACATAAGCGATGTAATCACTATCTCTGTATATCTTCTGCTCAACAGGAAGAATAGTGTCTCCTACATGGATTGTATCACCATCATGCCAGCACAGTACAGGGGAAGGAAGATAATACTTTACCGTATCTCTCTTTACAATAATACTTGTGCTGAATACCGTATCTACTCTTGCCTCTATAACTGCTTCGGGGGATGGCTTTACAAACCATCCTAAACCGAAAGCGAGTACAATTATTAATATATAAGGAAGCCATTTCATATTATTGTATTTAAATAAGTACCAATAGCAATGCTATCGCTACCGCAATCCATATATAGATCCTTTGTCTCATTCCTCAAATTTTATATCATTGATACGGTTCATCCAACCACGTTTGAACTTGTTGTTTGCTGGGCGTTTCCGGCATATATCCTCAATGAAATCAAACCGTGCAATCTTGATCTGATCAAACAATTCACGTGGATTACGGGAATTTACTGCGGCGAGTGTCTTAGGTCCGACAATGCCATCAGGAATCACACCAACCAAATCCTGCGGTACTTTAATACCATGTGCCCCAGAAGCCCATACAAAATCCACAAGGATATCAGCTATGGATTGGGATTTAATCTCGTCAGCTTTCCATCTGTCCCAATACATGGTTTTTAAGATCTCGGTCCATTCCTCTTTCGTGAGGTTTTTCAATCTTTCAATCGTAGGCTTTGGGTAGCCTTTCTTCCGGCAATACGTTTCATAAGTTCCAATGGTCACACCCATATTGGTTGCCCCTCCTAAATCGTCCGGGTCATTTACAAAACCGCCTTCCCACTTCAGGATAAACGGTGCAAGTTTTCTTACGTCAGCCATTTTTCTTTCCCTCCTTTTCTTTTAATTGCTCTATCAAGTTATTAAACCGGCTATTAATATAGATGCTTATGCCAAATACGCTACCGGCATACAACAGACACTGGGCAAACAACCACAATACACTATCATGTATCTGCCCCATAGGTTCCGAGCACACAAAACCAGCCACAGCCAAGGACGCTCCCAAAACAAGCATTCCCACAGCAGTTGAATACTGGATGTTTTCTTTTGTCTCCTTTCTCATTGTGCAATAATTTATATGACTTTTACTATCCTTTTTTAATACCATCAATTACACGTTTTGGATTACCCGATTTTATCAGCTAACCTTTGTTTTGTATGACAAAAAAAAGAGCCTGTCACGGAAACTAATCCGCAACAAGCTCTTGGCTTTATACAATATGGCTATGTCCTTTCGTCATAAATATAAGTGGCGTGCATCTTCACACGCTCCCTACAAAGATAAATATTGTTTTCCTTATTACAAAAAATAACCGGCAATTAATGCCGGTTACTGTGATAGAATCTTATAGCCTCATTGACATATAATGATACTGATTGCTCCTTATCCAAGATAGCAGCCACATCTTTCTCTATCGTGACAAATATTTTTCTTACACCTCTAACCTTGGGACGTCTTGGCACATCATTGCTGTCCAATATCCTATATATTGTCTGCTCAGACCGCACCCCTGTTTCTTTTATTATCTCTTTAATCGCTATCCCTTGTTTGTATAGGGACAATACCCTAGACTCTTGATCTAGGGTAATAGAACGTCTTCTTGCCATAATTAATATGTTTTATAACATTTATAATTTGTTGCTCGTTATTTCAAAAAGTTGCACCTTTGCATCGAACATCAACGATGTTAGTCGCACTTCGGTGCGTGGATTGAAACGACATTAAAAATGTCATTGTGGTTTAAACCACATTTTAATATTTAGGGCAGCGAAGAAATTCGTCGCCCTAACTTTTTATTTATAAAATCTCAATTTTGGTATAGTATGCATTCATCTTCCCAAAGAATGATTCTATTTTTGCTCTCTGATAAGAAGACATTTTGTTATAAATGACATTTTTGTCATCTTCTCTTAAGTAGTATTCCTTTTCACCGTCAGTAAGATTGATAACTATATTAATTGCTCTACCACTGTATGAATCTGTAAATTGAATTTTTGTCTTCATAGTCTTACGCCGCTTATCCGTTGCCGCCGGTTCTATTATTACCTGTTGTTTTTAAGGATATCGGATTAGAACTCAACAAATATCAATGTTTCCATGGAATCTGATTCTTTCACCCACATGTGATTGTTTTCAAAACCATAGTCAAAGAACAGCTTAAAGTAAGGATATTGTACTATTAAAGAGTTCATGCAACCTCTTAATTCATCTTCTGACATGCAAAAAGCTATCTCATTGATAATTTGAACGAAAAGGTGTAAAACTTCTGGTTCACAATTTATCAGTGGATTTTCTACTATCGCTTTCATAATCTTCTATTGTCTTTTAATTATTCATTGTTTTATTATCACAATGCAAATATACTATATTGTGATGTAATAGCAAAACAAATCACAATATATTTTCTTGCATTGTGTAATATTTAACATTTAGATAAAAAAAGAACAGCCGCCAGCAAAAAGCACAGCAGCCGTTCAATCCACGTCCTACTCTCTATCCCATTCACAATAGCAAAGATATCAATTCTAAAACGAAATACAAAAAGAAAACTATATTAATTAGTTATAAAGAGCCAATTTTGAAACAAAAACCAATCTTCTTAAAAATTTGCCATTAATGCAATATTTTTTACTTGCAGGACAAATGAAGAGAATTAATAGAACGGCAAATCAAACGGTTTTGTATTTTTATTGACAAATGAAAATAAAGATGGACCGAAGTCTGAAAAACGGGTATAAAACAGATAGCCTCTATAGATTTCTACTGCCTGAGGTATTTTTCCGGGTATTTTTGAGATTTTATTTGATTTTGTTTTACATTCCTACGATTATAATACTTCTGGTTAGCCCTTGTCAGATCCTTGATGATCGTTTCATCAAACACCTCGGAATATATCTCTGTAGTCTTGACCGATGTATGACCCAAGAGTTTTTGGACGGTGGTTATCGGAACGCCTTGATGTACCAACAGAGTGGCACAAGTGTGTCTGCTGGTATGGTAGGTAAACTTCTTGCCGATATGCGCCATTCTTCCCAATTTCTGTAATGTTCGGTTGGTGTCGGAATTGCAGCCTAATGCAGCCAGTTGTTCGATACTGTCGTACTTCCGCATTATGCCCAGTGCCTTTCCGTTAAATAATAGATATAGCGGGATATTAAGTTTAACGCCTGTTTTGACGCTGTTTAGGACCAACCATTCCTTTCCGTCAACTGTTACGAGATTCTTACAGGTAAGTTGTTTAAAATCAGAGAATCTCAATCCGCAATAGCAGCAGAAGAGAAATGCGTCCAGTATGTGTCGGCTGTTGTTCTTCCTGTCCGGCAGTTTAAGATTTTCCAATTTTTCCAAGTCGACAGGCATCAGGAAGTTATGTTCTTTCTTCTCCCGCTTGATCTTGAACTTACGGAAAGGATATGCCTCCTGTAATATATAACCTTCGTTTATTGCCTCGTTGACCAAGGTACGAAGTATTCTCATGTGTTTCCCTACCGTGTTTACTTTCAATCCCTTGTTGCGCAAGAATGCGTCAAACTCCTTTAGAAACGTATAATTGATGTCCGTGAACTCTATCACGTTCCGAAATTCCTTCAATGTGGCTACTGTGCCCAGCATGTTATCCTTGGTTCCCGGTTTCCTATCGGAATTCACTATAACCTGTTGAGCGAACTTAAGAAACGAAACCACGGGTTTTACCCCCTTCCTTACAGCTTCCTTCAATGTGGATAAGTTAGATTCAAGACCTCTCTTCCAATAGCTTAACTCTATAGCCTGTAATTCCAATATATGCTCATATAGCATTGCATTAAGTTCTTGTGACTGCGGATGGTTGATTACTTGGGCACCATCCTTACTCCAACATTCCGGCTTTAGATAGACATTGGTTTTAAAGTATACCTTTCTCTGATTCAGATAGGCTTCTATTTGTACAAGGGCTGTCCCCTGTCGGTTTAATTTGTTTTGCCGGTTATAAACTAAACGATATCTGATCTTCTCTAACATACTCAACTTTTTGTTTTTAAAGTTAAAAAAATTCTTCTGCATTTACAAAATAAACCACAAAAATTGTTCTGGGGGGACTTTTCACTAGTTTGAATCTGTACCCTTTCATGCCACAACGTAAATTGACCACAGACGAAGAGGTAAATAGTGCAACTGCAAGCGGAATGTATCATGTGACCGGAGATAATGGAATTAGTGTTGTTCTCAATTATTCCATAATGATAGTTTTTAACGATGGACAAGGATATGTAATTCAAATGGCATTCCGCTTGGGAGCTGATGTTGCTGGTTTCAGACGTTGTTTGAACGGAGAGTGGGGAGATTTTAGAACTTTTGTATTGGCTTCTTAGAAACATGGATTACCTTTGCACCGCACATGGCGTTGTGCATATCAGGATCGGGTGGAACCGGCTTGTACCGGACCACCCGTTTTTTATACCCAAGAATCCCCCCAGGTCGCTTCAATAAAAGAAAAAGTGTCAACTATTATAGAACGCTAATTTGTTCAAAATTGGATATATCCCCGCTATACACTTCTACAGTCCTTCCATTGAAAGGGATAATATAAAACTTAAAGCCACCATCGCCACCACTTGCATAAACATTTCCATCACTATCTTTTTTGAAAGAAATAGTATTACCAGATGTAGCATAAATCTTATAAATTCGATCTACTTCCATAACATATAAAGAAGTTGTGTTGGCCCTGTCTGAATGCCCACCGACAATGCCATAAAATGGATACTCCAATTTATACACATTATCAGATGAGTATCGAAAAGAAGGGATTCTTGATACTCCTCCTGCTGGCATTAATCCTTTCTTCTCATTACTTGCAGTAGGCAAGAGTTCCCCCAGCTCTCGTTTCGAATAGATTTTATGTCAATTATTACTGTGAATTATTATCTTAGGATCTTCCCAAGTTGAAACGTCTGGATAATTCCTTTTTCTAAATATTAATGTTCCGTCTATTGCTATTCCGAAGATGAAAACAACATCTTCTAATTGTTTTATAACCAATCCTTGAACGACATTACCATAGAATCCTTCTCCAGCAAAAGCATTGAAATCGGAAACGAAAGGTTGAATTGTTTTTATAGGCATTTCATTTACAAAATCCGTAAATTCACTCCATGAAGAAAACGATTTTGTTCCCTTCGGATTTCCCAAGAGTCCCCCCAGAAGGGAGTTTAAAGCTCCGTTCCGTTAAATTTTCTCCATTTAAACCAGTAAGTAAATCATAATGCGTTGATTGGTATATCTACTAAATCAGATTCGGTCGGCTCTGAAGAAATTTGGGCAAATTCTGTCACTTCTCTACCAACACTGTTAAGTAGCCTCTGCAATGCTATCGGATCCCCAGTTGTGTTATAAATATAAATATTTTTAGTTGATTGACTATATTTAATCTTAACAGTACCTACACGAGATAAAGCTTTTGCAGAACTGCCACCTGTTATGTTTATATGAGCAATAATAAATGTATTAGCTGCACTCTCGTAAGTTGATATTGTACAAGTAAATGGTCTATATATACTTCCCAAACTAACCTTGACACCATATTGAAATGACAAAACCCCTCCAGCATAATAAGGTACCAATCCGTTTTTGCTAGCCGTAGCCGTACCAATCAGTCCCCCCAGGATTGTAGCTAATTGCTGTTTTGTAACTTTTGCCACGTCATTTCCTTTTACAACCAACGCATAATCAAAGTCCGTCAACTGCGATACTTCATTTAATTTTTTATCTGCCATAATCGTATTTTTTTTAATTATTTATTACTACTTGATTTTCTACCACTTGAACATAGCCACCCGAAACAAGATTTTCCAAATCGAATGCCATGCCTATTCCACTGTCACGGATACAGAGATAAAGTACTTCCTTATCGGTGTAATACTTGCCTTCCTCCAGTACCATGTTATGTACCCAAGGTATAGGATCATCCAATGTACCGGAGTGTTCTATCTGCACAACCTTGTACAAGGATTCCGTACCCGTTCCCGGCTTCCAGTCCTCCTGCGGTGTATGTTTCTGTACAACCTCGTAGAGTGTACCATCATAACGGAACCGGAACGACACATCAACCTCCGTACCTATCAGATCCTCCCATGCCGGAAAATAGTCTTTCTTCGACAATGCTTCTTCTGTAGTAAGCCCGGCATTGTTGATATTCGCTGAGATATCATTGAGCAGCGTATCCACACGGTCAAGTGCTTCAACGTCTATAGCCGCCACATCAATAAATGACGTTTCGGCAATCATCTGCTCCTTCTGCTTCGATGTGATCTCTTTCCACACGGCCACATCCTCAGGGCTGTTTATCAACACCTGATTTTCAAATCTTCGTTCCGACAGAGGCATATCCTCGACCTGTGTCAGATAACAATCATAACCTGCTTGTAATATCATATCTTTTACTCAATTAAATCCATACGTGTTATATACCAATGGTTATTAAAGGCCTTCATCTCCAAAACATAAGGCCTTGCCATCTGAATTTCTGTCTTATTGTTATATGATCCCGCCAGTCCGCAGAAATAGTTCGTAGCCTTGTACTTGTCCGGGTTCTTAGCCACCCTTGATGTCATGTCTACTACAAATTCCAGTTTCAATCCGTTCCATGATGATGCGGGAGGGAGGGTTATGGTTCCGCCAAGACCATCAGCGGAAAAGAATGTAGATCCCTGAGTGGAAGGGTTCACAGTCATGTTACCTTCCGAATCAGCCAGACTATCCATATCGCTTCCCGGCGAATAGAAGAGAGTGGCAGTGATTATACCTGTCACATTTGCCTTCGTGGAAACAAATTCACCCAGTTCATTCACCCGGTACGGAGCACTGCCCGGAACACCACCGCCAGCCCATATCCTTACAGGTGTCGTACCGGCTTCCTTGCTGCTTCCTCCTGTAAGACCGGCTACAACATTGTTATTTGAGTCCTTTATTATCAGTTCATTGCCTTGGACGAAATCAAGACTGGCGTTCTTGGCAATAATAAGACTGGTATAGATAGGACCAACATTACTTAATTCCGTCCAGTAGGTAGTGTTGGTATAGGTTATAGAAGACGAAGATGTATGTGTTTTAATACACTTATAAACATCCCATCCGTCCACCGCACTATTGTTTCTCACCATTACGATATCAATATACCGCGTGCCGCTTGTAAGGGCTTCGTCATTTCTGTACGTTACCCCGGTTGTCCATTCGGAATCCCGTATGATACAGCCCTGTATTCCTTGTACGCCCTGATCTCCCTTATCTCCTTTGTCCCCCTTTTCACCATCATCACCCTTGTCGCCTTTTTCTCCGGTATCGCCCTTCTCAGCCCATACGTCATATTCGGCTGTATTCACTTCACCCGTCAAGCAGTATCCGCCATCGCTGAACGTGAACCGGTTGCCGGCATTATCCGTCCAACACCACAAGGGAGGATTCGTAGTGGATGCCTTGGCTACATAAGAGCCACCACCCATCGAAACGACACCCATCTTGGGAACGACCATTCCGGTCTTGAACTGCCCCATCTGGGTGTAACCCTGTCCATCCACGCCATCCTGAATCATCGGCACGCTCTCTATATCAACCAATACACCTTTCGCATCATAGAATGAAAATATGATTTTGGAAGAAATGGATGAAGAAGGAATAGAGGCACCATTACTGGTACTGATTTCAGAACCGTTATCTATGGCGTATTTCAAGGTTCCATCCGTAGTGACTTCCGAAACACCGCCAACTGTTTTCATCCTCGTTGCAGAAATCCCGGAAACGGAATACGTACCGTCTTTCTTCTTCACAATATTGCTCGCCGAAGTGACCAGACTATACAATACCGCATTCTTACCGCCACGTACACCGGCAAGCGTGAACTTGAGTACACGTGACTGTTCCACACCGTCAGCCATAGCCTTCACGGTAATTGATATCTCAGTACGATCAGCAAGAGCCGTTCCTTTCGCTACAGATAATGTAATATCACCCGTAGACAAGTCATAAGAGGATGTTACACCTGTCACGCTCTGCACGGATATGGAGGAAAGGGAAAGCTTTGTTGCTCCGTTCCACATGGATGCTGTTGTCGTAATTGACACCTCATCCACAGTTTTCCCATTTTCGTCCAATGCCGCATTATCCATCTGGTTATCCAAGTCGGCACTGATCGCATTGAACGAATGGTTAGCCCACGGTTCGGGAGTAGAGAAAGCACCCCATATACCGTCCTTCTTTGTCCTTTTGCTTACCCATTCATAGGGTATGCTTGCCGACACGCCTACAGGATCATCATTCCAGCCGGAAGGCACATAATCGTCAGTCTGTGATGTTTCTGGAGTGGAAGGTCTTGTATTCGTTGTGGTGTTCGTGAAGATAAACTCATGATCTTTCGCATCCCTTCCGTCTTTTCCGCTTTGGACAAGAAGTTCATATTCATCTGTATTTATCTCTCCTGTAAGACAATAACCGCCATCGTTGAAAGTAAACCGATTGCCGGCATTGTCCGTCCAGCACCATAAGGGAGGATTTGTAGTAGCCACCTTGGAAAGGAATGAACTTCCTCCCATTGTAACGATACTCATTTTGGGAACAACCAAGCCGGAATACCACGGACCGCTATTGGTCACGCTCACACCGTCCTTTCCCGGTGCTCCCGGTGTTCCCGTATCACCTTTAGACGCAATTTCCAGCCAGTCGCCGTTAGATCCCGGTACAGAGGACGAACCATCCTCATTGATACACGCCCACATGCTTCCGTTATAAGACAAGCTGTCGTAGTAATCGTAATGTACGCCAGGTATATAGCCTTCCTCACGGAAATTCAAAGTCTGCACAGGTGTTCCATCCGGCTTTATCTGCTTGATGATACCTGTCATATATATATTATTCAGATACATGGAATAACCGTCCATGTTCAGTCCGAATATATTCAGATTGGAAAGGTCGCCATATTGTAGGGCAACATTGGCGGCGGATATCTCCCATGTATTCTGTTTCCACAACATACGGGTGTAAGTCCTTGTTTCGTAGACTGAGGTCTGGCGCTCCGTATTAGTAAAGCTGCCGTATGCCACGAAAGTCATCATCTCAAAAGGGTCGAAAGAAGAAGACCACGATGAAGAAGTGGGGCGCAACTGGTACTTGAATGTTTCGTTTCTTTCACCTGTAACTTCCGTAATCGTGAAATAGACTGTACAGAATCCGGCAAAACGTCTGTTACCCTTTCCATCGTCGTAATCCTCCGTAGCGTTCCCGGTGATGTTATGATAGATACCCATACAGATATCGCCTACTGCGACAGCACCAATCTCACCATCTTCCAGCTTAAGTGTACATGTCTTGGTCCCTGTATCTACTGTTTCTATAATGCCGGCTCCGGGCGCACGCCACTTGTCGCCCAGCGTGACCATCACACGATTGTATCTTAATTCGGGAACTTCGAGAAACCGGCGGATAAACATGCTCTCAAACTCCCCATGCCCTGTATCGAATATCTTGGCTCCGAATCCGGTTAAGCCGCTTGCAAAACCATTCTTTCCGAAAACAGCACCGGCAAACATACTGAGAAGAAATTTAGTGGAATCCGCCACGTCCTTCCGCACGAATATCTCTTTCAGCTTCTCCGCACTGTTCTCTATCTCAGTCATTACACGCAATGCGCTCATCACATCCTCATCGGTGTAGGTGACATCCTTGTCACCCTGCTTTACGATGCGGTTTATCAGATTCCCGGCTATCTTAAGACCTTTGAGGTAATTAATGATCCCTTGCGCATCATCATCGTTCAATGCGGAAAGGAACCAGTCAAGCACAGGCGTATTCTTATCCAGCGTGTATGCAGATGTGGCATGGTCGGCGTTAGTGACATCGCCCCCTCCGCCACCACTGCCGCCACCGCCGTTCTGCTTTATCTCTTCAACCTCAATGGAGATCTTGCTAAAGTTGCTGTTGATGCGGTCTGCCGTTTCGCTCCAAGTTCCTGTTTTGTTTATTGTATTAAGCTCCATATATCCTGTTCCACTTTTACCATTCCGCATCCGGATGCACTTCTACGGACAGATGGTTCATTATTCTGATGATTAATTTTCGTATCATAAATATATGTTTTGAGTGTTACTGATAACTTTCCGAGTTACCCTACAACAAGCACTCCGTTGTTTACCCTTGCCCTGCTAACAAGACATGAGTAGTCATAATCATTTTTAGAAATCTCCATACAATCTTGTAATACATCAGACTTACTTACTCCTGCTAATATAACATTTGTAAAAAGACTATTAGTGAAATGTACAGTATCTACACGACCTAGCAACAAATTCTTATCGCTTGCGAATATGACATTGTCAAAATTACATCTCGCATTGTCCAATGTATTGTCTACAGAAACAAATATGGCTGTTGTAGGGGTGAAGCTTTCGGGCATTTCCCACTCTATTACAGAATTACATATCTTTAGGCTTTCAATAGCTTTGGAGTCCGTAACTGACTTATAATACAACGAATACCCAACTTGGCGTGTGGTATCAGTCACCTTTATTTTGATTCTTGCATTTATCAGCTCTATATCTTTGATTTCTGTTCCGCCAACTAACAATCCGTTATTTCCAATATTTTGAACGATCGTTCCAAATACCGTGCAATATGTAATCTTATTTTCTAGGCCAGTACTTCCCCTTAAGGAGCCTGAATTTTTTAATGTAATATTATAAACATGTACGTGATTTACTAGAGACGTATCTCCTATAACAGATCCACAACCCTCCACATAACAATTCTCTATATACCAATTGGAATATTCCATAGTAAAACCGCCATTATGCCCGGAAAATGCAGAACCTAGCTGACCGGGATTTATCACTCTACAATTAGCGCATATCAAATCTATATTTTCCGATAATCCTGAGGAGGTCAAAAAATGATATTGATATCCCTGTGCCTTGGATGATTTTGTTTCGCAGTTTAAAAAATATGACTCCTTGAAAACAACGCCATGATGCTGATGGTCCATAAATGTGCAGTCCTCCCAAAATATATTATCCCCGCCAACAGCCACTCCATCCCTGCTTCCGGAACCTCTTAATATCAGATGGCGAAAATCAAGACAGGACACATCACTACCAATTAACATTTTCGAGAAGAATCTGTTAGCTTCTATTGTGTGATTTTCTGGAGAATCAGATAATGATATATAATAATAACAATCTTGTTCAGACCATCCATCAATATATTTACCGCCACTGAACCAAGATGATTTATCAGCATGGGCATCAAGATAGGTCATTGCCTCTGCTTCTTCCATGGAATTAGTGTCATACACGCTGCACATCCTTTCTCCATCCAAATACACCTGATTCATTCCGCGGTCCGCCACAGCCTGATAAGCATGAACTCTACAACGATAGATATGATTATAGCCCTCCACCTTTTCCCAGTCTGTTAAAACAGACAGATAATTTATAATAGGATTTTTCCCAAGACCATATGCAGATATCCTTATATTTTGAAGGTTACTTATTAATGAGAAATCATCTCTGAACTCACTCCCTCTCTCTATTAATAGCACGTCGCCGTCAATCAATGCCGAAAAAGCTTTGCTCAGGCTCCTGAATGGCTTGTCACGTGTGTCACCGGGATGCTCATCAGAACCTTGTGAAGAAAGATAATACGTATTGCCATTTATTTGACGGTTAATTTTCTCTCTTTTGATAAGGAATCTTGATTCTGCTGATAACCCGTGATATGGACGGGCATCATTAATAGAATGGGATAAGCCGTTCAAAGCTTCGAATATAGCACCGCTGCTTACCGGACCTGTATTCCCTGATTCTATTTTTTGTTCGGTCTTTATTACAACTCCAAATATCCCTTGGGCTTTCCAGATTACCCCACTAGGATTATGGGCGGGTGATATGCAAAATCTAAAATACTTACAAGAAGAATATGAGGTAGCATCAAAGACATTATTATCACTATCAATTTGAACGATTACATCTGCGTTTTCGGACGGATCGGAATAAACAAAAAAACGATAGATCTCATAACTGCCTGTTGTAGGGAATATAATTGTGACAGGAACAGAATTGTCAAAAGGTATAAAATCTGTAATTGTATTATAATAGGCATATGTTACCTTTCCGCTTGCGTTCAAACCGGAATTTTTCTTGGTTTCCGGCAAAGTTATCTCTTCAATTGGGCTTGTCAAATTTTCAAGCCGGGAAACGGAAGCCTCTATAGAATCTATTTGCCCTTTATCTATTCCTGTTTCTATCTCCATGCCGAAAAATCCTTCGGCCACCCACGATTCAACAGATCGAGGAGTATAACTAAATCTAAAATAGATACAATCCGGATATTGTTTTGCGTCAAACTTATTATTTGACAAGGAGACAGTATGAATTTCGGATGCATTTTCACTGGCTTCATTATAAACTAGGACTTTTAAAAGAGTCTTACCACCTGAGGAGGAAGCAAGAGTAACAGGTTCAGAAGGATTGAATCTTATAAATTCCACACATGCTACTGAAGATGAAGGTGCCAATGCCCCACCATCATTTATACCATAACCATCTCTAAAATAAGATGCAGGAAGCTGCAATTCTTTAATCTTGTTAAAGTTATTACTGATAAGCTCTACATTGCTCTGCAATTCGGTATAAGAGGAGCCATTTTTTGACACAAAGTTTGCAAGAATTTCCTCTTTACTGTAGTAATCTCTTAATTTGATAGAAGGATTCAGAGTTGTACCACCTTGTATATAAGCTGTAGGCTGCGATTCCTGTATAACAATCATGCCATTATAGGCATTCAACTTAAAATCATCTGGCTGTGAAGTACCAATATACCACGAGTAAACTATTTCACAGTCCTCTGAAGCATTATAGGGAAATGAGACTTGACTTGATGTAAGTCTCTCATAATGCCCATTACTGCGCCAAATACTCACATAGTTAGGTTTTGAGATAAACCAATTTTTCAGAATACCGTTTTCACCGACATCAGTTGAATAACCGCATTGTAAAGTATCACCTGGCTGCAATTTGATTCTGATTGTCGAAAGATATTGTGCATAGGAATCTGTATTTTTAAAGACTCCATTTGCATCATATATACCAATAGTACCTCCGTCCCATTTGTTAACCGAAAATTGATGACTTGCTATTTCATCAGTTCCGTTGCCTATCTTTTCTTCTAACTCCGACAGTTCCGTAGTCAGGTCTTTGCGTGTATTCGGATTAACCACCGCATCTGTTGTTGTAGCCGGGTAAATGGTTTGGCTACCTTTGGTCAGCTTATATATTTTTGCCATAATAAATCTCCTATATTTCTAGATTAGTAACTGTTTCTTCTTCCTCTTCCGGTGGCAAAGGAGGTACAAAATCACTCAGCACATCTTCATATTCATTATCCGACAATGGGAACGCCTGAATCGAATTATATGCGGCATAATCGGGATAAGATGTTATTTCCACCGTGCTTTCATCGGTTTTCCCGGTAGTCAGTACGATTCCTGTATCTTCAACGGAAACAAGGTTGCAGATGCCATCCTGAAAGTCGGAATCGGATATGAAGTATTCACGTTTTACTTTCAGCATACCGGGAGAAAAACAGGGGTTGTCAAAAGCGACAAGCAGGTTGCCGTCTTCCATGCGGCTGCAACCAACATACTCATGCCCGTCAAAGGAGGCTATGAACTTTCCCTTGAACGGATTGAAGTAAGTGAACCGGAAAGGAGTATTCACATCCCCGTTCAAGTTCTTCTCTATGATCTTAAAATCGGACTGATAATTGATTCTCATAACTATAATATTGATGTTACATCGTCTATCTCCTCGGCTGTCAGGTAGCTGGATAAGTCAACACTTCCGCCACCTCCTGTCGTGCCAGTGGCACTCCATGTTCCCTTTGTCTTGCATTGATATATAGGACCCGGTATGGTGTCACCCACAACAGCCCAGTCACCTACAACAGGAGATGGAACAGCCGCTTTCAGTGATTCAAGAGTAGAGAACAACCCCTTGTTGCGGATACCGTTCTGCTTGACTTTTTCCACTTCGGTAGAAGTCTTGCTAAAGTTGTTGTTAAGACGGTCTGCCGCCTCACTCCAAGTACCTGTCTTGTTAATACTATTCAGTTCCATATCACTTCACTTTATTTGGGCAACATGTTCTGATCCCATACAATCTCAGAACCTTTAACCATAATTATGCGTCCTCCCATTATCTGGGTCTGATATATATAACCGTCACTTCCTTTTTGCTCGACAACCATACTGTCCGGACGGAAATACAATACATCACTATTGGAAGGATCATTCATAAAAACACGGGGAACCATACCGTTCAATCCATATTGAAGAGATATGTCCAAAAGCGAATTACCATCATCATCATGAATATCAATTGACGGTCTTCCATATTCATCTTCAGGAAATATGGTTATCTCATAACCTGACGGTGAGGAAACCTTCACTTTCCCGACAAATTCAGGATTTCCGTCAGCATCCCATTTAATGTTCCCATTGGCAAGCTGCCCGGAACCATCCTCATTCAACAGTATCTTACCATTGGCTATTTCAACCTTTCCCCGGAAATATCCGCCCAAAGCATAGATATATCCTCTTAAAAATACATCACCGCCATGAGTGGCAACGAAGTTCGCCATGTTCGCCCATTCCGCATCTGTGGGCTGGTAATTAGGATCATTACGGAACCTCATTACGGTCAGAATCGCCTGTTCAAGTTTTCCTCCTGCCCAAAACGCCACATCATCATCGTCATTGTATATGCCGCTAACTCCGGCTGTGACCTTCTGTAACTTGCCATTCTTGTAATTACCCAGTTGGATCATATTGGCCAATATCAGACCACCAAGAATATCCACAGATCCATCCTTGATCGCACTGGCGATATAATTGATTGACTGGAAACCGGCTGTTGCCTTGTCGTTGTCAAGAATTGAAGGTTTCCAGTCAGTAGCGATGGTTCCACGCTCTAGCTGAAGATCACAAACGGTTGCGGTACCACTGATAAGAAATATACCACTGCCATTGAAGGTGATCTTATGGGTATATCTCTGATAAGAGGATGTGAGAGGTTGAGAAACACTGAAAGAACCGCACGAAACAGACACAGACGTACCCTTTGCTTTATAACTGATAACATAACTTTCTCCTTTAATCAATGATACGGACTGGGACAAACTACCGATTGCAGCAGAGTACCCGGAGCCGGCATCACTGTCCGCAGATACGGTAGCCACTCCCGTCCAATATTCCAATTGCTTGCTAAAAAGTTCGGTATCCGCCGATAGCTCGGTAGCGGCAGACAGGTCCTCTGTCTCATAATCTCCCGTAAACCCGGAATTGCGCAACAGATTGACACTTCCGACAGCCGCATTGTCTATCGCATCCTTGGCCTCTTGGGCAAGATCTGCGGCCGCCTGTATCTCATCCGGCAAGCCTTCCATATTCTTCCATCCGGTGGAGCCTTTTTCGATGTGGAACATACCCTTGATATCAACACCTTTATCCTGAGTGTATTCCATGTAAGTGGTCCGGTCCTTGTCGCCAATATACGTATCTCCGTACACCTTCATCCGGGCCTTGCCGGTAGATTTGTCAAAATCAAAAGAAATAACGTCTTTCCCGGTCAAGGTAAAATCATTAATACCCTGATACATGATGATGGACGGAGAAACTTCGTTCACCGAAGAGAGAATTATCGCCGCCTGTCTGGTGATATCAGTCTTATGGCCCAATCCCACGATATCATCACCTGCCACCGGAACATCGTTCTCGACATTAGGATCACACACGGTCTTGGACAGGTCTATATAATTCTCACCTACTGCTGTGACCAACCGCCAGTAATAGCGGTTGCCGACATGATGCGAAATGCCTGTCTTGATATTGCACTCCTGTGCAATGGCGAGAGATCCCGGAGTAAACTGGTTCTCTATCTCAATTCCGTCTTCCTCTTCCTTGAAATAACAACGGTAGACATCATCCAACTCATCCACACGGTTGCATTTCATGCCTGCATGGGAAATCACCTGCTCGCCACCTACATACGTCTTCTTCTTTACTTCAAGCTCGTCAAAAACGGCTTTGACCTTGACATACAGATAATCAACAACAGCCTGTGACATACCGTTCTCAAGTACAGTAATTCCACTACCGTTCTTACCTATCAAAAGACCTTTTAAAAAAGTGATCAGCTCATTGGCTGTGTCGGCGATATCTTTGCGGAGGAACATTGCTAATGAGCGTAAAGCAGAGAACACATTACTATTGCTAGGAGCAGTCGAATCATTTGTACGGATTATATAAACCCCTTTTCTACCTCCACTAGTGTACGTCTGACCTTTATAAGTAAGATTGTCAACTTTATTTTCAAGCTCCCCAATTCGGGAATATGCTGTGCTTTCACCGATTGTATATACAGGAGCATCGTAAGGTAAATCAAGCTTTATTTCAAGACCTATAACTCTAGATATCCGACTAGTCTCAAAAAAAGATTTATTGACAAGCTCTATTCTTTGGCCAATGTCAAATGTCCGGCTGATCATGTTTTCTTTTACCCATGATGATGCAAGGGTAGTATTGTATGTACCATCATCGACCATCATCTTTTTTACACAATCCACCGTTTTATCTCTTAATTCTTGCTCGGCATTTGATACGAGGCCAAGGTCCGTTATCTTCGTACTATCCCAGCCGTAAAGAATGAATTTATCTCCTGTAGTAGGTTTTAATGTTTCATCGGGCAATGTCCTTCCATAATTATCATTGGCAACAATTTCATAGACATCACTTTCAAGTGTTACGCTTCCTAAACTTGTGCCAGCCTTATGAAATGTTACACCGAAATCCATACCATTAAGTAAACCAGACTGGAATACCAACCTAAGTTCTTCTCCATCAATAATATAACTTTTATCAAAGACAAGCCCACTAGTATCGGTTACATAATAAAATGTCTGGGTTACTGTTTCTTGTGTTTCTTCATCTTCTATCGTAGACGTATAACTGCCAACCGTACCAACAACACATTCAGTACGTGGATAGACTTCATCAAGGAATATAATATCTTCAATAGCTTCCTCCTGCGGCATTTCCGTACCTATATCATAACCTTCTTCACCAATATATACCCTTTTACCATCCTTATACCGATAAGCATCAATATACGGTGTTCCTTCTGGTAACATCAACCGCTTTTGAACAATACCATTTACCACTACTGTTTCATCAACAGGCCGATAGTTGGAAGGAATGTTTCTTGTTGATCCAAAAGCATACACACGTGTAGCATAGGTTCCCTGGCTTTCACTGCGCGGCATTTCTTGGGCTTCCACACCCAGCTCTATCCTAACAGCATCTCCATTCTCACAACGTCCAAATCGGATAATATTATCTTCTACCCACCACTCACAATTCCACGTTTCTGCCATGTTAGTAAGAGCATCCAGCAGATTGGTATTCTCATAAGACATCAACTTAGCTGAATCCTCTACTGACGAATCTATAGAAAAATCGAAATCATTACCCCTGTATTTGTAACCAAGAGCTTGTAAGTTTCGGAGGAACACACCTAATTGCATATCCAATGAGGCAGTAAGGTTCCAAGACGCTTCCTGGCCTGCCACCTCCGGCATGTACTTGAATTTCTTATTTTTCCATTTCCAATAGTAAGCATCAAGACGCAACTCGTAATTATAGCCGCCCGTAGACTGGTCATAAGTAGGTGTCGGCAAATCTACAACTTCATATATCTTTGCAAATTTACCACCTAGGGATTCATCTAATATCCCCGACAAGTCCACATAATCACCCATCTTAAAATTAATAGGAGTTAGGACGTTAAAAGGAAGAGTAATGTAATCCTCCTTACCCAATGAATAACGACCTATCGAACCAACGTTGAAGTCTGTGGAGAAACGAATATCTCCTGATATGTTTTTAATGTCTATTAGTCCCATACGAGTATTGTATAGCTTCATACAATGTTATGTAGCAAATATACAAATAAATCACATAATAGCAATTATATTCAAAGAAAAAATCATGTTGTCCTATCCGCAGGATTAGGTTCCACTAATTTCAAGGAAAAACTAGCGATTCCCCTCATAAACTGTGTAAATTGGTTACATGACAAATAAATAGTCTTATACACAACATTTGGCTGATATTTGCTTCTGATATGTAATACCCCAGTGGCGAGTTCTTCACAAAAAGAATTATATCTAACAAAAAACTGATCTTCGCTTTTAGCCGTAAGATTAAATGTAAGTGTAATATTCCTTTCGTCAATCTTGGAATCTGAAGTTATAACTCGCTTGCCGTTTTCCAGACGTGACTTGTTTTCTATAAACTCTTTCATCGGCGGTGGTGTCATTAACGCCGATAAAGAAGAGGTATCCATACTTATTCCCCATGTGGTATAAGCATCCTTATCATTTATATAAAATTCTCCTTCCATGTTACATATTTTTAGTATTATCTACTATCTTATCTAATTTCGATCCTAATTCAAGGATAGGCTTTGTGTATTTTACGATATCTTCCAAATAACCGTTAGTAATCACATGCTGATTCAAGATGTTACCCAACGTAGCATTGCCCTCCGTTGAAATAGAAACCAAAGATCCTATGCCGACAACAACATTTATCATCTGGCTCTTTATTTCCTCATTTGAAACCTGCAAGGCAGTAAAACGTCCATTCAATTCCTCTCCGGTATCTTGAGACATGGTTTGGAAACCTTTGCTGCTTGCAGACTGGGAAGCTGCTTCCTGTGAAATCTTGTCATATCCGGTTGCGGCAGCAAGCTCATCACGCAGTTTCATGGCTTCATCCACATACTTCATATATTCATCTTGCAAGGCTTTCCTTTCCTCTTCGGTCAGCTCGTTATCCTCCATGCTGGCACCAAACTTTTTCCACCATTCCTCCAACTTTTCACTGTATAACTCACCAATCTTATTGGAAAGCATGGCACGCATAAAGTATTCTGATATATCTTTCGATGCTGCCTTCGCATCGTATTTCATATCCATAAGATTGTCTACAAAACTATCATACATAGAATCAAATGACATTCCAGTCAGACCCTCGTAAAGTTCATTCGTCAGTTCTTCCAACGTACCAGCTTGATCAATATAGTCATTCAACTTATCAGTCAGACGATCACCGTATCCACCTTTGCCGGTATTCTGAATGGTTTCCCACATATCTACTGTCTCACGGAGCATTTTCATTTCTTCTGGGGTAAGATTCCAGATATCACCATTCCAATCACGACCAATCTTTCCACTCAGACGGTCTATCTGTTCCTGAGAAAAACCGCCCCAATAATAATTCCAACTATGATGAGAACCAGAATAACGTGCTTGTTCCTGCGCTATACGCTTATAATTATCAATAGTTTCTTTTTGATACTTATAAGCATCCCGGTATGCGGCAACAGACTGCGTTCCCTTGCTTGCCTTCATTTCGTCAGTCAAGTCTTCAATGGCAGTTTGTAACGTTTCGTTACGGTCTGTCAATCTGTTGATAGCTTCCTCGACCTCTTTTTTATTACCGCCAATACCAAACAAAGAATTAAAACCACCGAAAGAAATCGCATTAAGGATATTACCTATTCCATTTTTCAATGAATTCCCAATTGTAACAAACAAGTCTCCAGACAAAACATCACTGATAATCCCACTGACCGCATTTAGAACAGCATCAAGCAGACCACCGACAAGATCACTCAATCCGTCTTTGAGTACGTCAATAATAGACAAAATCCATCCGACAATGGGAACTTCTTGAAGCGATTCCGATGTCTTACCTATGACGTCCTTGAATCCGTTCACGGTTTTGATAATTCCACTATATGCGTTATACAACCCTCCGGATGAAATCTGCTGCAAGCCTCCCAACAAATTTTCCATACTTGCTTTCAGTCTGGTGGCGGTATCAGTCACATTACGCTGGCCCTGATTGGCGATATCCGTCTGTGTCTTTACATTGGCGGATGCAATGTCAGCATTCTGTCGTGCTATATCAAGGGCCTTCGCTGTAACCTGCTTTTCTTCTTCTGTTCCACTCTTCTGTGCTTTGGCGTAATCATCCTGTGATTTCTTTAGTTTTTCCAAAGCGGCTGTTTCAATCTCTATGGCATTGATACGGTTTTGTTCGGCTGTATGATAGGCTTTTACATCCTCTCCAAGTTTCTTGAAGTTGACTCCACTTGTACCACCCAAAGACTTTTCCATCTGACTGATGGCGTCAATCAATGATTTCTGACTTGCCTGATCGGAGTTTTTGAACTTGTCGGTTTGGATGTACTTTTTAGCTTCGTCCAAGGCAGGCTTTACCATGTCGGAAAACATGGAACCAAACTCACCAAACACAGTAACCCAATCTATATTGGCTTTTATGGCTTCCGTTTCCTTGTTCTGTATGGCAACATCACGTTGTTTCTCCAGCAACTTTACTTGTGCACTATTAGCACCGCTTTCTTCCTGCGCTTTCCTTATTTTTTCCGAATACTCTTGGGCGATAGCCAATTTCTGTTGCTGAAACGTGCCATATTCTTTCAAGTAATCGTTCAAAGCCTGTTGTTCGGCTTTAAGTTGCTCCTTGGTTACATTAGTAATATCTTTATCCCTCATGCTTTCGGCATTGGCATAAGCTTCCGAGATTTCCCGTACCTGCTTGTCGGTCAACTTGCCATTACCGGCTTTGCTCCATTCTTCCTCCTGTTTTCTTATCGCATCAAGCTGTTTTTGATAATCAAAGTCAATCTGTTCCAACTTCTTTTCCGTGCCTTCTTTCATCAGGTTGATTTCATCTTGCTGATTCTGACGGCGAAGTGAAAGAAGTTGCCCATCCAGCTTTTCTTGGTTTTCCTTTTGCTTTTTTGCTAGATTTTCCTGTCTGGTTAATTCGCTTCCAGTTACTCCGCCCAGATCCTTGTATGCCTTTTCGGATGCCTCCATCTTATCTTTGGCTTCTTTCACCTGTTTCGATGTAGCCGTCTGATCTTTGATTAATGACTCATACCCTTTTTTCGCTTTTTCCCATTCGGCTTTAGCATTTGCCAAATCTTCCTGATATGTAGTTTCTTTTGTTTCCTGTCTGTTCTCAACTTCCAATTGGGCATTAATTTCCGACAAGACATCCTTTCTTGCGTTTGCCAATTCATTCTTCAGGTCTTCGATACGCTGTGCCTGAACCTTCATTTCGGAACGGTTGTTCTCCTTCTTAGCTAAATTATAAGCCCATTCCGCACTTTTTATCTGTTGTTCCAAGGACTCGACTATAGCCTGTTTTGACTGTGTTCTGGATTTTACAACTTCTTCATTATATGCCTTCCAAAAACCAATCAAATCCTGTATATGACCTTTCTCATCAACATATTTCCTAAAGAGTGCTGGGTATAGTTCCTCAATATCTTTTAAAGCTTTGAGTTTAGTAACATCGGCTTCCACCTCGCTATTAATGGTGCTAACAAGACCTTCCAAAGTACGTTTCCGATCTTCCTCGTCCGTGTTGAGTTTTTCTATTTTCTTGTTATATGAATCTAAAGCACGTTCTGCTGACGTTGTATTATCGGATAACGACCACATTGCAGCTCCAAGCCCTACAACAGCAGTTGCCAATAACACATACGGATTAGTAAACATAACAGCGTTCAAAGCTTTTTGTGCCGTTGTTTGCAAAACCAGCCATCCGTAGTGGGCACGTTCGGCAATAGTTAGAGCGGCAATACCTGAAGCTTGTAAAGCTTGCAAAGCCGTGACTGTCATCACAGCCACTTTATATACGCCATAAGTTGCTACAAGACCAACAAGAACTTTTCCCACTTTCTCATAATTCTCAACCAAATAAGAAACACCGGACAGAGCTTCGTTTATAATTCCTTCATTGGCTTTCCCTATCTCATTGAACATGGTGGAAACAGCATCCTCTATATTAGAAATTTGCCCAGTGATTGTCTTGGACTGTTCTTGCATAAGGTTGTAGAACATTCCTCCCTCATTTGTAAGGTTTTGGATGACTTTCTGGACTTCCGGGAATCCCACTTTCCCTGCTTCAACTAAACTTTTTACTTCTCCTTCTGCTACTCCGAATACTTTTGCCAATTCGCGAATCATAGGAATACCACGACCTGTAAACTGATTTAAATCTGCGGTATATAACCGTCCTTGCGTCATGGTAGTACCATACAAATACACAATATCACCAAGTGGCTGAGAAAGGCCGGCGGCTATGTTTCCAAGACGTATCAAGTCGTCATTTACGTTTTCAACATTTTCTCCATAAGCAAGAAGTTGTTTAGCTCCATTTGCTACGCCTTGAAGGTCAAAAGGAGTGGTAGCAGCCGTTTTTACCAATTGCTGCATGAGGGCATTAGCCTTATCCTCACTGCCAAGCATTGTCTTAAATGCAACTTCCAATTGTTGGAATTCTCCTCGGACTTGTGCAATATTTGAAATTAATTCTTTTGCAGTAAAACCAGCTCCGAATGCTGCGGCAGCTCTAGTCATACGGTTAAACAGTTCTTCAATACCTAAACCGCTTTGCTCTATTTGCTTGGACGTGTTTTTTACACCATTCTCTACTTCACGAAGTCTACGTAAGAAATTAGAATTATCACCTGTAATGTCAAAATGTATTCCAGCCATAGGTCTTTTCGATAGAAATAGTTCCGTGCAACATCACACGGCATTGCAAATATAACAATAAATGACATAGTTAGAGTCACAAAACACACAAAATATATTCAACGGTTTATTTTCCCATCTTTAATTTTGTTTATATTATTATATAAATATATATTTGTAAAATATTACAACGTAAAAAGCAGAGCAATGGATTTTAAGGATCAAGTTGTACGGCTATCTGATAATATAAAAAAACAAAAAGACAAGATAGCTACAGAAGAAGCTACAAAAAACGCATTTATAATGCCAATGATTGCAGCCTTAGGATACGATGTTTTTAACCCTTTTGAGGTCGTGCCTGAAATGGATTGTGACTTAATAAAGAAAAAAGGAGAAAAAATCGATTATGCCATAATGAAGGATGAAAATCCTATACTTCTTATAGAATGCAAACACTGCAAGCAAGACCTAAACCTGCATGACACCCAACTACAAAAATATTTTGTAGCGTCAAAAGCCCGTTTTGGCGTGCTTACCAATGGGATAGAATATAGATTTTACACCGACTTGGAGAAAATCAATATTATGGATGAGAAACCTTTTCTTATCGTGAACATGCTTGACTTATCAGATGCGGATATAGAGCAACTAAAGAAATTCCATAAGTCATATTACAATGAAGAGGATGTTCTAAGTACGGCAAACGAATTGAAATACACGACAGAAATAAAATCAATATTGAATAACGAATTTGCATCACCTACAGCAGAATTTGTTCGATTCTTCGCACGTCAAGCCTATACTTCAGGTCAAATCACATCGAAGGTGATAGATATGTTTACACCACTCGTAAAGAAATCCATCACATCTGTTATTAATGATATTATTTCAGATAGACTAAATACAGCTATAAAAAACAGCGAGCAAACATCTGACTCACTCCAAACGATAGACAATACATCCATAAATACTTCCACAGAAGATACAGAAGAAAAACTCCCGGACGGAGTTGTATACATGGATAAAGAATCCGGTGTCGTAACAACACAAGAGGAATTAGATGCCTACAACATCGTAAGAAGCATTTTAAGAAAAAGCGTGGATGTGTCACGCATAACCTATAAAGACTATAAAAGTTACTTCGTTGTAAATATCGATAACAGCCAATGGTTCTGGATATGCCGTGTTTCTATCGGAGCAAGAAAAAAGCAAATAGGAATACCGGTAGACCAATATAAGAGTTGTGAATGGATTCAGATTGACAACATGGATGATATATTCAAATATGCAGACAGACTTGAAGAAGCACTTAAAATGGCAATAAAAAGTTGTGAACATTAAAATTAACATTAGTATTTACATTATGAAGAAGAAAGTTTTATTTTTACTGACCGTATTTCTTTATTCAATAACAGCTTTTACTCAAGAAAAAAAAGAAGTTATCATTAAAGCTGGTACAATTGTTCCTTTGGAATCCATAAGTAATGTCAGAGCCTCCAAAGCACATGAGGGGCAGAATATTGATTTTAAAGTTTCCAGAGATGTTATCATAGACAAGGTTGTAGCCATACCGGCCGGAACTATAGCCAAGGGGGTAGTGTATGAGGCGAAAAGATCTGCATGGTTTGGAACCAAGGGAAGATTAGGAATCAGGATGCGCTATTTAACTTTGCCATCTGGTGATAATGTGAACTTCTCATCATCTGAAGTATATATAACAGGAAAAAACAGGACTCCTTTATCTGTTGTAATATTCTGCTGCACCTGTATCCCTCTGCCTTGTGGTTCCAAGGCTGAGATGAAAATCGGTTATGAGTTTGATGCATCAGTAGCAAACAATACCGTAGTAATAGTAGAATAGTCATTTTCTGATTATCCTATTTCACCGATAAATCGCGAGAGTTTTTGTATAACCCTCGTGATTTTTTTGCCTTTTATTTATCGCACTGTTCTATTTGTCGTATTTAATCCCATTTCATGGCTTTGATTTTTGCCATATTTGCAGGGTCATCGGCATTGATGATATCACGGTCTTGAGGTATGTTAACTCGCTTACGTTCATCGTCAGACAAATATATGGACGTTACGGAATCGGCAAGGAGCAATTGTAAATTGGCATAGCTAATACCCCAAACAACATATTCAAAAGTCCATCCGTACCGTTGACAAGCTGTATCTATCAATGTGCCATATATGCTTTTGCCGCCAAATGTAAGAGAATTATTATCCTTCTTGGCTCTCATGGCTTTTGCTTGCCATTCTTTTTCCTTATCTATTCCAAGGTGTTTTATATATGCTGATATGTCTCCTTCTGACAATACCATAACCAATAGTTGTGCCATACTGTCATTATCTATTTCTTTATAGAAGAAATTACATCTTTCTTGTACAAAATCATAATCAAACAATTCTTCTTTCTTATTGATGGTATGATAGGACAAAATACGGCACACGCTTTCTTTTTTTTCCTGACATATTCTCAACGCTTCCATATACGGATTAGCCTTGATAATTTCCAGATTTATGCCAAGACACTCAACAAGCCTTGATATTAGGTATGTTTTTCCAAGAGTAACCGGATATAGATAAAACTGACGTTGATTTACTTTAAAACCATGTGGACGTTCAATTATAGTATCCGCAATGTCCATGTCTATAAGTTTCCTATCTTCTAACATAACGGTTCTTGTTTTTTTAATTAATGCCGGATATCTTCACAGACAACCGGCATGAAAGACATATGAATAACAAACCAAATTTTCAAAATCGAGCGGAAACACAGATTCGAACTGTAACCTAATGCCTGGTAGACATACGTGCATCCATTACACCATTTCCGCAATACACGTGGGTATAAAGCCCCCACGGCGGGCTATCATCCTGAAAAACTATCCACCTACACTAGGATTAGGAGCAACTTCAAATTTATCTCCATCTCCAGATTCATCTTCTGGGTCACATTCAACCTTAGTCGGCTTACCAGAAGTAGGCGTTGTTATGATCTTACCCCATTGAATCTGTTTTTTGTCCGAACCCGGCTTCAAAGCATCAAAGGTATACGCCCAAATACCACCATCTGCCGCTGTAAATGAATCCTCAACAGAAACGGTAGTTTTTTCCATACAGAATCCCTGAACATCAGGATCTTCAGGCTGTAAAGCAACAGCATAATTATGTGCTACCACTCCATCACTATCACTTATAGGACGCTTACGTCCTTTTGCAGCACGAATATTGAAAGTAAGAGCATAGGTGTTTTTTCCATACTTTACATCCTCGTTCTCTCCTCCTTCAATCTTTGCTTCTTTCTTGTCACCTTTTGTCGTTGTCAACTGTGTGGAATCCTCTACCGGAGTAGGCAATTCTTCCCATGCAGGTGATACTGCATCAAGGTCTTTAATAAAAATACGGGGCTTACCCCATCCGATTACTGCCATAGTTCTATATTGCTTAATATAGTTAATACTTATTCGTTATTTATCTCAATATACAGCTTGTTGTTGATGAAATGTTCCGTGTGTCCATCCTCAAAAGAAACACCGGTAGACATGACTTTTTGACTACATTCTTTAGGAACTGTATGAAACTCTTCTTTACGTATATAAAAGAGAAACTTACACAAGTCACACAATTCCCCTATACGGAGTGTATGCTTTTCCCATGCTTTTGTTCTAGAATTCCATTGGTCCCTAACATAAACATTGACATTCACATAAGCTCGCTGGATCTGACCGCATCCCTCATTGGCAAGTACAGATATGACAATATCCTCCTTGTCCGATTTATCTGGTCTACCCCTATCACTCAATTTCCCGGTTACACTTCTTTCAAGGATTGATCCTTTAATCTTGTGATATACAAATTTTGATATTTCAATGTCCGATTTCATCATTTAGCAATCTGTATCTTTAATTTTTCAAGCATCTTGGGTACTTGGTTTATTGCCCATAGCTCCGTTGACGCAAGCACATCCTTGTTATCCATCGCTTCCACATATTCAGCATAATTCATTCCGGCAACAATAACAAGAGCATAGTCATTGGAATATCTTTTAGCCAGTTCTTCTGCTAAGTCTTTGCCGACTTTTACACCTTGTGAACCCTGCTTCACCTGATTAAAGTCTGAGTATTGGATAATACTGCCATTATGGGCTATTACATAGCCAACTGAGCTACGCAAATTACCAGACTGATCATACCAACTTTTATCACCACCTCTATCACGTACCCTGATAACACATTGTTCTCCAAGATACGACAAAGCGCGTATTGTTAGCCTTTCAACCCGTTGTGCCTCCCTCATAAGTGTATTATGAATTTCATCAAGTTTGGTAGCCATTCTTATACCCATATCCTAAACCCAAATTTTGCACTGAAGCTGGTAACGATGAAAACCTTTCACTTCAAATTCTCTTTCTATTCCTCCGAGCAGACTTATCTTGACTCTATCTCCTATTGTAAAAGCACGGCAGTTTGCTGGTATATTACAAACCTCATAAGAGTATTTACGTATTATGCCATCTTCAAATTCCCTTTCATCCGATTCACCAGCAGGAACAGCATCACAGGGAATTTCACCTTCCCAATGTTCTTCACCCGAATGGTAATCTCCGTTTTCATCCTCGTATCCTGAAGCAGATACAAGGTATTGCAAACGATGTGGATTTCTACTCAAAACAGCCATACTACAACAAACAATCACCTACATATACCGTTGGTTTTGCCTCCAGTTCTACTAAAGGTTCACCAATAGTCTTGTAAATGGAGTTAACACGTAAAAGTATCCGTTCTTTATCTTTATCAGATAAAGCCCCGAAGGACTTGTCTGCTTCAGAGAAATTGATAGCCTGGACCAAAGACCAAAGACAATCAGCTAAAGCTCCCTGGTATTCGTTAGAATGATCTATATCATAACCAAACTCATCATCACCATTGAGATTACGTTTAATCATCACATTCTCTACAAAACCGATAGAAATCGGATAGTGTATTTCGTCTACGAGAGCTTGCTGTATTGTCTTCATGGCTTATTCTGATTTATGAGATTCAACTGCGGATTTCAATTTCGCTTCGTCAAAGTCATTCAGCCTGTTCACGGCGGCAATCAGCTTGTCATCTGCAATAGTTGAAGCTAGATTTTTGCCTGTTATTTTATTGAATTCCTTGACAAACTCCGGCTTCTTGTAAGTATTTCCCCAAATAGTGATTTTCACATCCGTACTGTCAGAAGTTTCAGCTGAGGTATCTACCGCCTGAGCTTCCGAAATATCAAGAGAGTAGATTTGATCCACGTTCTCAATAACAGAGAGCACAAGAGCCTGCCCACTCGTAGTTTCGGTAAACGGCTCCGTTGTTCTGTAACGGCTGATGAGTTTGTACTCATCAACGGTTGAATAAACAACACCCTCTACCGGATTTGTCTTTTCCGCAAGCGTTCCCCACACCAAAGCACCGACTTCTTCTGTGGTAAGGAAAATCAACTTGTTCTGGTTCCACGGCTTGTACGGTTTCCTTTTGCCGTTCTTCTCTGAGATGATTGAACGGTCAATTTTCAGGAAAGCAACCCCGTTGTTATCATCCGCAAATGCTTCGTCAAACAAAGATGCTGTCGGAACAGGGAGCTTTGTATTACTGTCAAAAGTCTGACCGCGATAATTGGCTACCAGTTCTTTTGCCCCTTGCGTCTGACGCAACTTGTTGTAGGTGGACAATGCAATGCAGATAGTGATGATTGTGTCGCCGTTATTGTCAGCATAAGCCAATACACGCTTAATGTCATCAAGCGTAAGCTCATTTTGCGTCTCAACACCAAAACAGTTTTCAGGCAGATAGCCGAAATTGATACGCAAAGCCGTACCGGTATTGTTTTCATCCTCCACAGCTACAATACCATTAGACAATCCGGTCAGGAAGTTCGCTTCATTCTGTTCGTCAATACCGACAGAGCAAGCAATCGGGTCGGAAGTCAGCTTATTCGCGATGTTCGTCCATTCCGCACCTTGCGCTTTCATTATGTTAACGGTATTGATATCCGATTCAAACATGATTTTTTTCATACCGATTTTCGGCAGAGAACCATTGGCGTGAGCAATGGCATCGCGGCTTTTAATCGGAAGTGGCGAGTTCATCGACACCATGTCGGCTGCTACATAAGTAGTGTTTACCGCAGCGTTAGACCATTTCTGGTCTGCCGAATAAACCTTTCTCAACATAGATTTATGCAAATAGGTGCGTTTGTTGTCACCGTTCCGCTTGCCGTTCACTGTATCTACTACATTCTGGAGTCTCGGAAAGATTTTTCTGATGTACTCCACAAATTGTGATTGTACCATTTTTTACCTCCTCTTTTAATCGTGCATGAATACTAATCCAGGCAACTCCGTCTTCATTGCAGTTTTGATATTATCCACTGAATACGGACTTGCTTTATCATTCACTTCACCATTGTACATGATTGCTGCTAAAGGAGCATCCTTTGTAACGCTTCTTACCAATACACCTACATAATGATGGCTATCGGGCAATGTATCATATTGATCATAATTCGATGCTTTTAGCGGCATAGGTTTGAATAGTGTTTCGTCATCATCTGATGCGATAATAACATGACCAGCCTTAATTACATCATATGGATAACCACTGACATCAAGCGTGCGACCACCAATGATACCAGCACCGTATCGTCTGATTACAACCGAATCAAGACCAGAAGTAATCACCTGCAATTCACTTGCTAAATTTGCTGTTGCACCCATTTTTAATACTTAGTTTTTTGTTAATGTTTAGAATGTGTCAGCCAACGCTTTGATTTCAGCGTCACTAATCACTTCATCTTGTTTTCCCGAACTTTTACCACTTGCGGCAGGCGGATTAGCCAATGTAGACAAACCTGCATCTGCACATTCTTGGTTGTAATTCTTCAGGTCTTCCTCAACTTCCGAATAAAACTCGTCAAACTCCTCTTCGGTTTCAAATTTCATGCGGTCGAAACTTTTCAGGATGCGACTGCCGAAAGAACCCGAATCTTTGAGCAACTCGTTGAGCTTGGATTTTCTTGATGTAGTGACTTTTTCACCTTTCAATACCGAAATTTCATTGGTAAGTGTATCAACCTTGTCAAGCAATCCCTTTGCCCATGCTGGAGCATCATCATTACTTTTATTCTGCTGAGGATCATTTTTGTTTGAACCCGTCTGACGATTGTTTGAAGTGTTCGATGATGTATCATCGCCGTCATCGGTTTCGTCATCGCCATTCTTTTTGCGGTTTTCTTCGATTACTCGATTTGCAAAAGACTGGCTGACTTGCAGGTAGGGGAGAACCGCATCAATAGCTGCTTCAATTTCTGCGTTTACGTCCTCATCGGAGGCATCATCTGTGGAGGTTAGGTTATCGGCAATTCTAGCAGCGATACCCATCACCTCTTTTTTATTGAACCCGAACGCCTTCACTTTCGGTTTCAATTTCAACAAAACCTGTTGTTTTCTATCCATTGTACAATGTTTTAATTAATAAAAACGGCCTGCAAAACATTACATGCAAGCAGACCGTCAACCTTCTTAATCATACATTAAGAGCAATGAATGTATTCACGACAAGTTCGGTTGCATGTAACTTCACATGCTTTATGCAAATATACGAAAAGTGATTCTTTTTACTTCACTTTAATTGTTAAACTATTATAATAAGACACATAGTACGAAAATAATCTTGTACTCCGTGTTATGAAACTGAATGTATCTGTATATAAGCAGTTATTATTTAAGATATGACGGGTTATCCTTTAAAAAATATGGCAAAGTTCCATTTCTCTTTGCATCTGCTATGCGTTGGGAATTTGTGCCAATCCACTGTTTAAATGCATTCGGTACATCCTTGACTTCATTCACACTTTCAGTCGTAGATTCACTTCTACCATCCCATTCCCAAAACTCTTCTTCTGTTTTAAGGATAGGTATTTTATAGCATAAATCATTCGGATGCCAGCCAGTCCAAACGAAATCTTTAGGATATTTACCTGCTAACCTATCGCATATATCCCCATGTGGCATACGGTGATGATGTGAAGAGCTTAGCTTTATTTCGTACCCCACAACGAAATCCATTTGTTTCCAACGCTCATTTTCAGCAGTCCGGTAAGCCATGTTAATTTCAGATCGAGCCAGTCGGATAGAACGGTATTCGCAATCCTTTAAATGTTCTGCACTACCATACTTGTCTTTATAATCTTTTTGCAGTGATGGAAAATCAAGCAGATATTTAGAGATTTGTTTACTCAAAGTAATAGCACTTGTTCCTTTCTGAATAGCGCAAGATATAGCTGCTTCAAGTTCTTGTTTATAAATGGTGGATTGTTGCCAAAGTTTGGCAGAGACATTAAAGCCTTTATCCTTGCGGTTTTGGAACGCTTTCAAAGCATCAGAGTTTACTTGATATAAGACTTTGTATTTTTCCCCATCAACTTGGGCATTATAAGCCCTTAGAACTTTATTTGCCATCAAGTCTTGCACTTCATTACTATTTTTCCATTCTTCACTAATACCTCGATAGATAATCGTATGAATATAATTAACAAATTGAGCCTGTATATCCTCTATCTGTTTTTTAGTCTGTGGGTAATCAGACCATTTAAAAGGATTTTCACTATCAGATGAATAATCAGTGCGTAATACAGCTTTAGCAGCTTCCAAATTCAGAACATCATATATATGCTCCACTAAAGCTACATATTTATTCAGCCTTGTGTTAAGCTCTTGATATTTCTTCTTTTGATTCGGAATCTTAGGTTTTGACATATTGGTTTGTTTTTAATCTATTTATTAGAGTAGGCAGAAAAATCACGGGGGTAAGACAAAAAAGATTGTTCTGTTTTTAAGATTGGCTCATTTCTTATTGAACTTGTCACATACGTCACGGTTAAGAAAGCGGCTGGAAGTGAAAAACGGACAACGGCACATGAAGAACTCACCTTTCAAGTTCTTCTCGTGCCGGTCATAGCTATGCACGCAATCCCTACAATGATACTTAGATTGTGTTATTACTTTTTTTGCCATATACAAATTTGTTCTTTCTTTTATCAACCATCGGATATAAATAATGCTTCACTATAATTTTGCCACAGATAGGACAATCTTATACTACATATTCTACCGTAATTATCTTTGAATGTCTTTTCATATTTATCCCTCCTCAATTCTATCAGGTGCCGGCATTTCCAGCAGCCTGATAGCCTTAATCGTTTTTCTACCTTCTAAAATAGCTTTGCATAATCTATGGTATCCATCTGCTATTTGTCCTACTTCATCCAGTATAATAGGGTAGTCTAAAGAACAATCACGAACACGTTTGCATTGAAAGATAAAACTATGAAGCTGACTGCACTCAAACGGTTCAACAGTCAGGTCTATATTCCACAATGGCATATCACGTACAGGGTATTCCTTTGCTTTCGCGAAATTATAAAGTGTCTGGGCTTTCCATACTTTATTTCCTCTAAGGTATTCGCTTTCGGCAAAGGTCATATTATCTATTGGTACTTTCATGTTATTCCGCACTTTCAAATAAACCGTTCATTCTTGATTGTTTTGCTTGTAAATCCATCGCATCTTCTTTATGTATCTGATCCAAAGTTGCCTCCGCATTATTAGAACCAGCTTCTCTAATAGTTTGCAACTGGCTCTTGATTGGCTTGCCACCATTCTGTTTTATAAGTCTATCAGTCATTGCATCCTCGTCCATTTGGATAAACGGAGTAATGACATGCTCAACTTCTACATTGTCAATCTCTTTAACCCATGAAGTATTCATGCTTTTCAAGAAAGCCTTGATTACACTGCATTCACGCTCAAACGATTCTATCCAATCACCACTTTCATCACCTACTTTCAGATGGGCATCAGTCAGCAAGGTCTGTCTAGCATCAAACCCGATATTTCCTAATGCTTTCATGTTCTCGAATGATATATCCGGAATTTGTGATTGTGACCAGAATAGACTAATCAGGGTACTTACATGGTACTTTAGTGCTTCGATAGCCTGAGACCATGAAACATAAGACACATCACCTCCATTTTCAACACGGAATATCCTACGGCTTTCCCCCTTATCTTCTTTTCCTTGTGTAGCCCCTGCAATTTTAAGGATAGGAGCACTGTTGTAGGCGATAACATCACTATTACGAGAAAGGGTATATTCTATCTCATTACGCAAATAAGACAAACCATGATAAATAGGAACTGGGCGATGAACATAAACACCGGGGATCTTCAATATAGCTATTGGTTCCGCTTTGATTTGTTCCCACCCAGATCCTTGCTGCTTCCACTTGTAATGGATCTTAGAAGTATATGTTTCAAAAAAAGCAATTTCTTCGTCCTTGACTTTCTTCTTGTATTCAAAAGACATAGCAACCATATCTCCCAACTCGTCAAACAACGGATACAGCCCGACGCCCTCCATCGGGGAATAGGTCTTGCATTTCAGCTTAAATTTACTTTGAAAACCATATAGAGAATTGGGATTTTCAACCGTATACCAAATGGTAAATACCTCGCATGACGCAAAATAGGCGTTGCCACGTTTAATATTCTCACTGTCTATACGAGCATACTTGTATATATTCTCAATTGCTTTCGCTATTTGTTGGCGAGTTTCATTGTCCTCAATATTATGATAGACACGTTTTACTGGAATGGAAAACATAAACTCTGTCATCCGTTTTGTAAGGAGTTTTTCAAGACCGATATAAATACGGGAAGCTTTTTCTACCGTACCATCAGATTTTACCTTATCTTTTCGACCAATGTTATCATTTACTATCGAATGCAATGTTGGTTCATAGTCTTTAATAAGATTATCCCATGAGGGGACATAGACTGACTTTCCTTTTAAGTCGTTGATGATATTATCAACCGGGCGCGTAATGTCTAATATAGCTGTTATTTCGTCCATAAATATAGTAAAGTGTCACTTGACACCTTTTTTTATATTGATTATTTAGATAGGAATTTATTCACGAAATATATTTGTCCTTTGCCGGTTACTTTGGTAGTGGTTGTTACCAATACCGAACCATCCGGCTTGGTAATTGATGTTTTCTTCAACTCAAAAAGTCCCAATTTCATAGATTTCTGCGTTGGCTGATTATAATAATCACCTTTTTGGCAAAGATAACCGTTCTCTCGCATCCAACCGAACAAACGGTTCTGACCGATATTCACTCCGTTCTGTTGGAGAATTTTTGCCAATTCAGCAATAAGGCACGAACGTTGAGAGGTACATACAGCATCGGCAAAAAGGACTTTAGGAGCATCTTTTTGGATCTTCTGCTCAGCCTCTATAACACGCTGTTCTTTTCGTTTCAGTGTTTCTTGTGCCACAATAAGCGCACGTGCCATGATTTCTTCTGGAGTGTCGTCCATTTTGGTAGCGATGTAGCCACCTGTCTTACGGATACATGGCAATACTTCGCTTGTTACCCATTTGCGGAACTTTTTAGCTTCAGGCTTACGACTATCCAATATTGTATCATACAAACCATCCTCATCAACAAAATTTGCATGTTGGATTCCACCGGCTGTTTCAAGGGGATACTTTGAAAGTACATCCTTATCTAATCTTTGCGCTACCTTACTGGGAATCAAATCCAAAATCTGGCATACATCTGCCAAGCAAAAGAAAGGTTCGTTATTTTCACCCATCGCAATTCTTACCTTTCCGAATTGCTCATTCTCAAAAATTTTAATTGTGTTCATAATGTAGTTCCGTACTCCTTCATACGGTGATTAGTTACACATGATACTGCTCCAAAAAGGAACCGGATAGCACAATACGTACTACCCGGTAACGTGAAGGAGCACGTTAGCATCAAATGCTATGATGCAAATATAATAAAAGTGGCTGTAAAAATGTCATATTCAACAGAAAAACTTACCTTAAATACAATATTTTATATTATCTGTTTGTATTTGGTACTATTTTTAGTACCTTTGCATAAACAACCGATTATGGGTACAAAGGAAAAACTAATAGAACGTATTTTGTCATGCCCAAAGGATTTTACCTATGATGAAGCAAAACGCTTATTCGGGATTTTTGGATACAAGGAAAGCAACAAAGGTGCTACATCAGGTTCCCGTGTTGAGTTTATAGGACCAGACGAAGAAGCTCCTTTCATTTTACATAAGCCACATCCCGGAAGCATTTTGAAATCATACGTGATAAAAGGAATAATTGAGCATATAAAGAAAAACAATTTGATTGAGAAATATAAACAATCTAAAACAAAGTAGTATGGGACTTTTAAAATACAAAGGATATTCCGGTTCTGTAGAATACAGTCCGGAAGACAATTGTCTGTTTGGCAAAGTGCAAGGGATGAGAAAAGCGTCAATCCTTTATGAAGGTAGGTCTGTTGATGAGGTCCGTAAGGACTTTGAGGAATCTATAGACTTTTATCTTGAAAACTGTAAAGAAAGGAATATACAGCCAGAAAAGCCCTATAGTGGGAAGTTAAATTTGCGTATGTCACCAGACTTACATTCCCGTGTAGCCACTTTCGCTTCCAGCACTGGAACAACAATTAATGAGTTTATCAATAGAGCCATATCTAAAGAACTTGAACACGAAATGGCTTTGTAAAATAGTATACATGCAAAAAATAATACAAGAAATTAATTTTTTTCTTAATTATTTAAGAGAAGATCCATACGAATTTATTGCCATAGTATTAGGTATTTTTTGGCTGTTACTATTACTTGTTGGAAAATAATACCAGAAACAAAGAGAGGGTATGCGATACTCTCTCTTCCAAATCACTTACCATAACTTGTATCAATGACTTTGCAGCCATTTGTTCCGTCTTTCTCTGCACGCCTCTAAGGTAGGTGCACAATAAGAAAACACTCACCGTACAATAGAAATGCGCCGACTTTCACAAGCCAGCGCACATAAGAGCAATGAAAACACAAACAAGGAGTGTTTTCGGTTACAAAGGTACTAAAAAAACACAACTACAAAAAGTCTTTAAGCAACTCTTCATCACTAATAAAGCTATAATCTCTAGGATAAAACGTATTCGCTAATGCATCCATATAGTCAGGAGAACGTTTAATACGTTTTTTGATATCTTCTTTAGGCTCAATGATAATCTTTCCATTACTAAGGAACTTCCACTTGGTTTCGGTAGCCTCCTCCATTAACTGATCGCAGGGTGGGAGAGCGGCACCAAAACCATTTTTAGGATTAAGCCAGTCACGTAAAGCCCAATATAGGTATGCTCTCATATTTGCAAATTCATATTCGCCAGTAATATCGTGTAAGCCATCTGCCCCTTCCGAATATTTGCATGAAAAAGCGTTTGTAAATTTTTCTTCTAACAAACGAGAATAGACACCTGCTCCCTCTCCAATAGTATCAATAAATGCTTTTGCTCCTTTCTTCTTTAGATAGGGAATCATCATACCTACCACATGCATGTGATCCGCACGCCCAGCAGATTGATGAACTTCAAATTGAGAAACGTAGTTACCGTATCGCGGACAAAGCACACTGTTATCGCGTCCCATACCGGCAACGTCAACACCTAACTTACAAGATTTGGCTGGGATAAAACCATTTTCCTGTAACTCCTGCCAATTCCTGTTTGCTATTTCTATCCATTCATAAGGGATGAGAACATCTTCCGACACTTTAGGAAACATACCAAGTACCTTGACGCGAAACAAATCGTTAGGTCGGTATAGCTTACCTTCCCAATTGAAATCGCCTTCACCTTCGTTGAAGTCCGCTTGCTGGATAGGTGAGCACCAATTTATCACTTTGTCCTTAACCCATTCATAATCCACTTGACCGGGTATTACAATTTGCTTCTTTACTACATTTTCTGCATTTAGAGAGCTAAGTCTGAATTTTGCAAAACGGTCAGACTTCATGGCACGAGCTGCGTAACCGGTAGTAACATTAGGATTGAACACTATGAGAAAGCGGGAATTACCCTGTAAGTTACCTTCAATAGCGTTGTATGTCGCTTCTGATATACCGGAAGCTTCAGTAACAACAAACATGGTATTTACAGCATGGAAACCAGACCATGCTTCTGTGTTGTCATCACCAGCTTTGAACCCCGTTAGAAACCACTCTTCGTAATCTGTTTTAATGCCGGAAGATAGTAGACGTCCGGGCAAGAACCCTGCATTTCTAAATAAACGGGATATTTCAGGTATCATTATATTTTGAACCTGACGAGCTGTAGGAGCTGTCATGGCAATCTTGGTATTCTTAACTAACTTACCTTCTTTCCAACGTGGAGTAAGATACATGAAGCACATAGATGCACAAGCTGCAATGTAATCTTTCCCACGAGCTGTGCCCGATGCTACAGCAGTCATTGGATTATGCTGAACGGATTGAAGAATAGCTTGTTGCTCTTTGTCTAGTCTTGAATGAAGAACATCATGAGCGAACTTGCACCAATCCTCTCGCCATGCTTTCATGTATCGTATAGACTTTTCATCTTTGCTCATTCCTCATCGTCTGGCAATTCTTGCATTAATTTCTCAAATGGATTAATACTCAAATCTTGCTCTACTTTTTCAACGTAACCGCGATGCTTCATTTTAGTCTTACTTAACCAAATAAGCATAGTATTATCGTGTTCCGTCAAAGCTTTAGCAAACATTGTCGTTTCTAGCTTATCATAGAAACTTTCTTCTACTTCTTTCCATTTTTCGGCAAAATCTGGATCATTCGCTTTCCATTTATAAGCAATTGAGCGTGATATTTCCACAGCCTCACAAGCTGCGGTAACATTCAGCATCCTTGCGTCCAAAGCTTTTAGGAATTTCGCTTTCTTTTGCCTTGTATTAAGCCTGTACTTCTGTGCCATCTTTATTTCCCTCCAATACATTGTTTACGATTTCCAACATCTTACAAATACTTAGTGCCTGCGCCTTGATTTTATATTTGGCTTGAACTTTAGTCGACACCTCATTCAACCGGCGCATTGTGTCCATATCCACCAAAGTTAGATTACCAAGCTCTTTTTCTGAATAACATTCCAACGTTTCCATGAGTTTATCAAACGAAACCTTCTGTGTATCAACAAACATAAGAGTTACAGGAACGATTTCGTTATTCGGCATTTCAACCGTATAGTTGATATCCTTTACGCTTTCCAGAACTTCATTGCTGATATGCGCATACTCTTTCAGTGCGACATCTGTTATTTCATCAAGCAATTGCTTCAAAATATCCGCATCGTCCTGCCCAACTATACTGTTATGTGACAATTGTGTTGCCAGCAACCAATCGTTTGTAGTCTCCTCTTCATCTATGTACATAACATGGATGGAAGTAAGCCCGGCCATTTTTGCCGCTTGTGTTCGGTGATTACCACTCACTACCGTATAAGAACCATCTGAATGCTTTACGCAAAATGGTACAGACGATAATTGACCGTCCCTACGAATGTTATTCACTAAGGCATTAAACGTGTCCTGCTGCATGAAATGCGCATTTTTCTTGACCAGCTTAATGTCAGATAACTGCACTTCCGCTATCTTGAATTTTCCCATATTATTCCTTTCTCGGCTCATCACCGTATTTTTTCACAAAATCTTTTAAAATATCATCTAAGTTTCCACGAATACCTGCATCTTGTATGTAATGGAGTTTACCAACACAGCGTTCATGCAGTTTAAACACTCCCCGATACTTCATACTTACCGGTTTATCGGTAAATACAGAAGTGGCAATCACTCCACATTCATGTTTATATCTTATGTCCAATTCATCTTTGAACTCTGACGAAAGTACACCCATAATTAGCAATCTACTCAATTTGGGCAATGGATGGTCTATCACGAAATCCGACTTCATCAAAACTGCATCCATGCCGTACTTGCTTACCTTCAGGAAATCAAACATACAAGCCCCGAACACATAATCATCCAAGAACCATAAGTAACAGAATGGCGCAGAACCGAGGATAATACCCTTTTTCAAGTAAATCATACGCAGATAATCAATCTCTGCCATAGAAGCACGTACAAACCGGAGTTTGCTTTTATCCGTAAGCATATAATCATCCGGCAGTCGTTTATATTTTAAAGGAATGATAGTACGCCTTTTAAAACTGCTGTCTCCACTTTCTACCACATTAGACCAAATATATGTGCGTTGGTCTTTGAATACCTCTCTTCTGCCCATAAATCCATGCTGTGAGAGAGCCATGTAATTAACTTGTTCTTCATCTATTTCTGCATATTTCGTTTTAATTCGTTCTTGCCATCCGAGGTCATCCATCAAGAAACGTTGCAATGCGTTACTTGTAGCTTTCATGCCGGAATGAAATTCATTTTGATAGATTAGTATATCATCCTCTTTACAATTAAGAATCGCATCCGATATATCAGCACAATAAAGCACTTCAATAGACTTACTTTTAAGGTTATCTACTATATTTTGATAACGTTCCGTATACTTCTTATGGTAATGCTCCAACTTTGCCATAAAATCGTCATAAAGCGATTTGTGATAAATATCCTGTGAGTTCTTATGCTTCTTGATGGCATTAAAAAGGTGAATAGTGGCAATAATTTCAGCAGGATTTTCGGATTTGATACTTAGAAACTTATATTCTTCATTAAAGCGTAATTCTTGTATTTCACCTTTGATTGCTTTATACATCATGTAGATAAAATACTCCTTTGTATACACCTTAATTTCACGGTTGGTAAGTACCTGCTCTATATCCATATAATACGAGTTTACCACATGGGCTACATCGAATTTGGAGGCCTCTTTCTTGATAAAGGAAAGCATACGGTTGGATTTCTTAAACATGGAGCCTACCACTGTAACATTATCCGAGTGTTCTGCTGCCCAAAGTAACGGTTTATGTCTTTGGGGAACCTTAGAATAGTCTATATTGAACACTTCAAGGCACTTATCAATTGTGGTGAGTTGCTTATACTCTTCCATATCTTCATGCAGGTAGGCGTACTCCACAAACGAATACATGAATTTGATTGTTTCCAGTATTTTATCGAAATCCCAGGAGCTATTGAAGATCCTAAATTCTGCAGTTCCTATCTTTCCAATAGAACATAAATTAAGCCAATACCGGATATGCCCTCTGTCTGAACCATTGCTAAAGATCTTCAGCAAGTTATCGATATTATCGGCTTCCAGTACACGCTTTACCACATCCCAAGGTGGACTAGGCACGAGGTATTTCGTTTCCCACCACTCGGCGATGTCAAATATCCGCTTGATAGGATATGCAGTATAGTAGGATAGAACAAACATGCGTTTGATAACATCCAAATCCATATCCTTGATATACAGATGTGCATCAAAACCTTCATTCCACATAAGATAGCTTCCTGCATCTTTCATGGTCTGAATGAAGTCCTTCAGTTCTTGCAGATCTTCTGCACAATAATGGTACGGTCGAGTGTTTATCTCACCGCCAAACTGACCGTGATGCGTAACTGCCGAACCGTCCGAGTTGTTCATCATGGTTAGTTTGTTGTCCGTCCACTTGTAACCGGATGAAAGTGGGATAAGCTGTTTGTCACCATCGGCAAACTCCAACTCCATGCCAAACGTACGTTTGGCAATATAGTCAATCCAAGGTTTATCTATATTCATGTTCTGCATATTTCAATTTAACCAAGGATTTATAATCAGGAACAATATAAATCACATCACCAATGCGATAATCCGAAACATGCTCACATTGCATTATTGAATATTCACTGGAACTGTACTCATATTTCAAATCGGTGTGATAGTAAATCCGGCATTTGTACATATCTGCCATTGAATAACCGCAATCAATAATGAGTTGGTTACGCTCCGGATAAATGCCTATAACCTTTGCTTGTAACTCAATTCCATTAAGACCTTGCTTTTCTTTGTCAACACAATATGGGATTGTACCAAACAACATATATTCACCAATACGAACATCACTTATGAAACTAGGCAGTTTACTATTTTGCCCAAGCCAAAAACTACCTCCCAAACTGATAGACTCAATATCATTACGCAGGCCGTTCCAGATACGGAACAGTTCTTTTTCCGAAGGGTGATTTTCATTCAGACAACCGGAAGTAATCAAACCATATATATGGGAGCTTGAAAGTGTCCTTATTTCATTGACCAACTTACTTGCTTCATAAATGCTTAAGCCTTCTCTATTATCACATGCATTAATCGGAATATAAAAATTATGTATTCCTTGGCACGCATTTCCATTGATAGTAAGATATTTCCAAACATCCGCAAATGATGTAACCACAGCACCGCTATTCCCCTTTACTGCCTTTCCGATAGAATAGCATATACTGTCTTTTAAATGGAGTCCAAAAATCTTATTTCTTATCTTATCCGATATATGCTCATAAATATCTTCATAAAAATCCTTGAACATTAACGAAATAGGGACATTAACAAATGATTGAGCCTTTTCAATGTTTTCTATTATATTCTTGGTATAGACTATAACTTTCATAGTTCCCACTTTAAGATTAAACGTTCAATTTCTTTGTATTTGGTATCTCTTTTGAATGAGAACCCTGCATTGATGAAACTCTTCATGCTTGCCTCATTCTTAGGCGATGTCATAGCAAATATCTCTTGTGAGCCATTGGAAATCAGTTTGGCAATATTGGCATTGAGAAGGATATACTGAAATCCGTTCCCCCTATAATCAGCATGAACAAAGCATTTATCCACGTAGGCTGTACCGTATTCAGTGCAATAGGCAAGTGAGTAGGCAACCAGCTTGTCATTTACCAACAACCCGAAACTGCAACCGGATTGCAAGCACTTCACTATATCTTCCGTCTCAGAGGGAAAACACATATCCGGATTGGCAAGAAGAGTCCGCTCCATCTTTTCAATATCGGACATATCAGACATGGACAAAACTTTTACTTGCATTTTGTACTCAATGTTTCCTTTTTCAGTTGGGAACAATGGTTCGTAACGGTCAATCCATGCTTTAGAGAGAAATGTATCGATATCAACTTTAGGCAACAATGCTTTTCTGCAACTGTCGAAAACATCTAATACAAATTCCTTATGCTTAGCAAGTTGTTCGCTTTTCAACGGACACTTACCACTACGAAACACAAAACTTTTTTTCACCGATTTTACCCACAAAGGATAAGTTTTACACATAATAGGCTTGTAACCATTATCACATGATTTGCAGTCTTTAGCGATACATTTTACCTTTTTACCGCCAAAGTAATCATCATCTATAATCTGTAAATGGGAGATTTCTTTTTCATGCCCGTCAAGTTCATGGGGCAAAATTACAATATGTCCGTCTGATCCGAACGAACAACACTTCCAACCGCATCCGGAGTTTTCACATGCTCTTATTAGTCCTTTATTGCTCATATATTTAAGTTGTATATAACTTCATATACATTTTGCGTTAAATGCCTGCCGGGCATATTCCCAACAGGCTTAACACAAAAAATCAATCATCTGCAAGCTACTTGCAAGAACACTTATGCAGTCCTTCGGCTTCTTTTAGTCGTGTCAGATGGCAATTTCCATCACCCCGTAAACTACACAAGCTTTAATGTTTTTGCTTTTGCTTATCGCTACTATAAGGGTTGAGCGGAAACAGGGAGTCGAACCCCACTCTTTGGCTGGAATACCAACGCTCTACCGATGAGCTATTTCCGCAAACGCTCGTCTTTCCGAGCTGCCAACATTATGAACCGCCATGTAGCCACAGTCAACATTCACATGATTTTGTGAAGATCCACCTTGATTGATACCCTTTGGACTTATATGGGTTTTACCATACTCTCTCAATCTACTATTTTCTTCTATATATCGGTTGCTCCCATAACAACCTCAAATTTTAGAAAATGGTGCGTTCATTGATACAAGGCTGTGGGAACTCAAGGATTCGAACCTTGTTCTTCGGATTTTCAGTCCGACGCATAGACCATCTTTGCTAAATTCCCTTTTGCCTATACTGTCAAACCACCGCTTGCTTGGCAAATCTGGCAGCATTCCATCAAACGCTATTGATGGTTGGCTAATAATTCTGGGTTATCGTATATATTTCCTTTTATTTCATATTCATATAAAACGACTCCATGTTCATGCCCATCATTCCAATCTGAGGAATATACAAAATCTGACACAATGTAACCTTTATAAGTTTTATGTTTTATACCAAAAACTCCGTTATCAAAACTCACTTCACCTATAAACCCATAGTCATATCCATCTGTAACTATTCGTTCAACAATGTCACCCTCATATATTTCTTCCCCATTCTTGTCAAGCAAGCCTGTGAACTGACCAACAGAGTCTTCCTTCACTTGCTCCCAATCGTCAAGTGTACCTCCTTGATGAATCATTGGAAAGTGGTCGTCATCGTCTTGAAATAACCAACCGATAATCCATTTTCCGCTTTCAACGTGTTTACCTCTAAACTTAATATTTCTTCTCATACTCAAAACAAACTTGCTTGTTCATACTTAGGTTCTTTCTTCTCAACAACTCCAAACTCTTTGATTTCAATACCTGTCTTTTCAGTAAGCCACTTAGCCAAAATATGCCGATGGCAGAAATCACCCGGCTTTTCGTAACAGCAGAGAGCAACATCTTTGCCTTCACTGAGTCGCTGGATGGTTTGTATCAAATCTTGTGGATTGACTTTTGCAAGGACATCATTCAAATACATATTCGTGTATTCTTCATAAGTCCATTTATCATCCAGCATATATCTTTTTGGTGCAACCTCTATTATTTGAGGAGCATTATAATATCTTGGCTTCCCTAACGCAACACATATCATTTTTACGTTTGCGGCTGCCAACTTTCTGTAATTTCCGAAATAACTTGTGTAAATTTTCATTGCTCTTTTTTTTATTTTTATGGTGTAAAGATATAAAATATGGCGTGAAAAACGTCACTTTTAGTCATAAATTTATTTAATTTGATGATTTTATTGTCTCAACCTTGTAACATTTCATCATGTGATCTGTTTCGCACCCCATATTGAAAATATTGCCGAGATAATATTTGCGTACTTCTTGCCATGATAAGTTGATAGGGGTAACGAACCAGTCTTTATTACCTTGTTCGTCTTTTAAATACACTTTTACAGTTGTTTTCATTGCTCTATATTTTATCCGTTATACGCTGCTGTTATCTTTTCTGCTTTCAATTCTTTGGTAAGCTCTCCATTCTTGTAGAAGCGTACAGCAACAACTCTCACCGTTTCTGACAAGAACCGGCCACAATCATTGGTTAACTTCACTTTTAGCTTGCTTGCCTTGGCTAAACTTTTTGTACGCTTCTTTATTGTGTTTTTGAATCCGAAAACATAATCTTCGGTATCAATCTCAAATGAATATGTAGTGGAATACATCACTCTTTGAAGCTCTTTTGTTAGTTCTGTTACTTTGCTCATTTGCTCTCTTCTATTATTAGTCGTTATTATTTCCAAGAAGTTCTTGTAAAGCAGACTTATATCCGTCCAACGCCTGTTGTGTATATCCCAATCTGAATTTTTTATCTGCTGAAAGAGAGTCGTTGTTCAATCCTTTTTCAATAGCTTCAATGTTTGCTTTGTAGTATCTGATAAGTTCTTCTGTTTTCATTGCTCTTGACTTTTACTTGTTATTAATAGGTGTTATTTTGATATTGTAAAGATACAAATAATATATTGAATATCAGTATTTTACATCTTAAATATCGCAAGCTTAAACTTTGTTTAACTTTCTATATTTCAACGTGTTACCAAATTTTTCAACGGTGGTGCCGCTCCGCTTGTTGCCTCCACGCCTGGATAGTTGGTTATTTAAACACGTGATCTATAAATACCGTATTAGTTTGCCATTCTCCGCGCTTTTTGAAAACGAAATACCCGCGTATTGTTGCCGTTTCATTCATTCCGTTTGCAAAATCATAAGCGGCTTGTTGGTCCTTTCCGAATTCTTCGTTTATCGTTCCGCTGTTATTGCTCACCCTATAGCGTAGCTTTGCAGGGGCTTTTGTTCTATCTGTAATAATATTCATACTTTCCGTTTTGTGCAATTGCTTGCGGTTAATAATTCGTTATTAATGTCCTGCATACACTTTTCGTGTTAATGGTGTATGATAAATTCGATAGTTGCCAAATGGGTAAGATGTTCTAAAATATTTCTTTACGTTTGCTACATACGCAAAATAAATGTGGTCAATCTTTTTACAACGCACTGTATTGTCCAATGAAGCAAGTGCAACCCGGCAAAATTGTTCTTGTAAATTTGATAGTGTTTTCGTTCTCATATTCGCTTTGATTTAATGTTTTTAAGTTTATAAAACTAGTTCCCGTATATTCATCAAAGACTACGGTTAAGCCGATACGGGATAATTGGTTACTTTTGGTTTTTCCATGTATTGTAGTCATTCGTAGACTCAAAACACATAAAGCCTCCATACACCTTGGCGACATTTGAAGGCGTAAACGGACATTCTTTAATAGCTTGATATCTTGTTTTTACTTCTGCAAAATAAACTCTCATAATCACTTTATTTTATTTGCAATGCTGCGTAGTATCCTCCGATCCATATTAATAACTCTTTCGGAGTGAAATACCCGCTTATACGCTTATTCGGGTAACGTGTTGTTATTTCGCCGTCATCACCATCCGCCAATATTATAGAGTATGTTTGTTTCGACAACCTTGATGGATAGAGGGCGAAACCATTTGCCCTGCAATATGATTGTAATTGCTTTAATGCTTCTTTCTGTGTTAGATTCATATTCTTATGGTGCTGATTTCAACATATATTTTGATAAAAGGATGGATTTACTTTTCTCTATCTCGCTATTGGTGTCAATACCAATCTGCTGGTAGAATCCGACATTACCGGAAAGACATTCATACGCAATTTTCAATGTTCTACGTTCTTCTTTTGTAAAACCTACGCGGAACGTGGAGAAAATAGCCAATGCGGCTTTAAAATCACCGCACCGGAGTAATGAGATTGCTTTATTGGTTTTCGTTTCCATTTCCCCACAACTTTTTAGCAAGCTCATAATTCTTTTGTGCCTCATTAACTGCTTTCTTGGCATAAGTAAGAGTATAAGCATGTTCACGCGGATATTTGCCAGACTTTACACCTTCATGGTATTCTTTCGCTTGTTCCAACTTGTGTTTGTAGAAGTCAATGCTTTCCGGCATTGAGAGATTAATCGTATTGGCTCTTTCTTCCCAATATTTGGCCACTCTTTCATGTTCATTTGCCTTATCAATGAACTCAACGCTTTTACCCATGTTGTTCCAAGCATCATCTATTGCTTTTCTATGCCTTCTTTCGCTATGATGTCCGACCTTGATAGGTTCTCCAAGTGAAAGGAAATCTCTATCCTTATTCGATTTATCAAAGTATTGCTTGCTTTTACGTTCAGACGATGCGGCCCATTCATGTCTGCGTTCTGCCCTTTGTTTCGCCCATTCCTGAACATTAAAACCGTCAGCCCTTACTATAGAGTAATAGTAAAAACCGTCTTTCTCGAAAATCAGATTGAAAACGATGCTTTCGTTTTCTTTGCCATACTTGGTGGTAACTAGAATTTCTTCACCTTTTTTGTGCATCTCTTCGCACTTTGCCAAAAACACGTTTGGCGCAAACTTGTAATATGTGTTCATTGCTCTTATGTATTAAATTGCTAACTTTAATATTTCTATATCTCGAATAAGTCTATTGGCTCTCTGCCTTTCATTACTTGCAAAGTCTTCATTACAGATACTTTCGTAGAATGCCGCATTTTCTTCTGCTTCTTTTAACGACATCTCTTTGCGTTCTATCAAAGACTTTATTGTATCAATATCATTGCTATTAATAATTTCTTCTAAAGCTGTCTTCTTTGTTAATTCGATTGTTGCTTTCATTGCTCTTGTCTTTTAATTGTTAGTAATATTGGTTTCTTTTAAGTATTGTAAAGATACTCATTATCAATGAATTAGCCAAATATTTACACAATTATTTTAGTCGTAAGATACTCATAACCAAAGATTTAACTTTTAGAGTAAAACAGCAAACATAATACAGATGATGCATCGGAAATGATTACTTTGTATAGCTCAACCATTTCCCTTTTTTAATTTATCTAAAAACTTGCTATCCCCTAAGTAATCAGCACTGATAGCCTTCTTGCTTTCGATAATCTGCTCTAAAAGTATTATACATTCCTTTCTTATCTCTTCGGTTTCATTATAACCGCAAGCGTTGTCAACCATTATCTTTATGTTTGATTTGGGTTTAGAAAGTTGTTCACAGAGAATTTTCAACCGCCAGTAACAGAAATCAATTGTGGCTATGTGTTCTAACTTGTTCATTTCTTTTTAAGTATTTCAATACATTCCTTTATCCCATCATCGAAACCTTGTTTATAGCCTCTAGTATATTCCCCTATATTATATACCGTCATTGACAGAAAAAATAGAAGGATACCCAAAGCCTTATACCAACCAGGAAGTGAAATGGAAAATGGCTTGAATGTAATTGTAAGATCTCCAACCCATAATATAGCTATTATGAATATAATTGTAAATAAAATTGTTTTCATAATCTTAATATTGTTTATTACCTTATTCCTAATTTAATTTCTTCGTCCTTAATTATTTTTCCAATCTTATCGGCTTCCTCATACCGTTCTTCTTTTATCAACAGTCTTTGCAATTCCGAAAGCTGGTTAATGTAAACAATATCGTTACGATCTGATACATGACGGACATATCCTTCTATCTTATCCATCTTGTCTTCCATGCGTCTGTGCCACTTGCTTACCAAGATTAAGGTAAACATCAAAGCACAAGCATTTAATAAGGTAAGGATACCTTTAAATATTAATTCTGCTGTTTCCATAACAATATAATCTGTTAATCAATAAGTTCAAATTCATAAACAAACATGAAAGGGTTACTTTCATATATACATTTGCCTAATAATTTGTATATGAGAGCGACAAAGGCTTGTTTTGCATTAGGATACTTATACTTTCCAGAGTCATCAAAACTATATGTAAAACCCATGCAATCGGTATGCGGTGAATCAAATCCTAAAAAATATTTTCCTATACCTTCTTTCATACAACTTTCATCATCTATATCTTGGAGTCGTTCAATCTTAACATTGATAATGCGGATATGATGTGGCATGGCATCAGCGCGGACAAAGAGCTTATTTTTAAATCCTGCCCCACAATACTTTTTGTTAATTGTTGATGAATCTACAAAGAAATCATTAGGGCAATTCCCCGCATGAAATATGGTTTCATAACTTTGAGCAATGGCATAAATTTCACCAACTTTGTATCGAGATAAATGCATTTTATCTTCTCTAAATGTAAATGGAATAATTTGTCTCGCCATAGTCTTCCGACCATCCAATACCGCTTGGGTTAATCCTAATTTATCGTTGAAAAATATCTTCTTCATAATCATATAAGTTTTAATGCTTCCTGTAATCCGGCTTCAAGTGCTTCTTCATAAATATCCCATTTACCACCATCATTAGGTCCTTCATAAACAGAACTAGTTATATGAGTTCCATTATCAGATTTAGATATTTCGTATCCATAGCCACAAGCACAGTTATATACACATATATGAGTATTTTGGGTTTCACGTAACCACTTTTGGGCGACGGATTGCGGAGGAACAGATAGGTATTTATAACAATGATTCAAAGTGGAAACATCTATGAGATATTTTCTTTCATTGAACCCTTTCTCTTTAAGCAGTTTTGCTGTTTCTAATGTTACAAATTCTTCGGTCATGGTTATTCTCCTTTACACTCTTTACACTCTTCACAATGCAATTTATAAGCATGGGCAAACATCCCTAACGTAACAGGATCAAAGTGAAAATCTGCCTGTTTCCCTTCTATGACAACAGAAATACATAATTTACCATCGCAAAAGTCAATATATGCTTCGCCACCTCCATCCCCTCTAATGGAAAAGGTTTGTGTCTGTACACTATCCATGGTTCTCCTCCTTCTTTAATATTGATTGTAATTGATCAAAACTCATATTTACTTGTTGTACCCTATCTATATCATACCTTATATTAGTACATTGTAAACTGCTTAAAACGTTTGACATTCTAAACGCAGGAATTACCATACAAATATCAGTTAAAACGTCTATCAACTGTTCTTTATTTAAATGTTGCAACTGAATCTTGATAATATTCCGTATTTCTTCCTCATTCATTATTATTCCTCCTTTTTTAATTCATCCAATACTTTCTTTACAAGTTCGTAGCGTGGTAATTGCCAATCTTTCGCAATATCATCTATTTTATCATCATAATGATTGTCATAAACATATTGATTCAAATCGTCAATAAACTTATCGCCATCAAGCCCCTCATCACAATCATCAAACATATCAAGTTCATTGGCTAATTGGGAGCAATCACAGTGACTCACCCAGTCATAAATACGCCCGTCATAAACATTGGTCTGTCTGTTGTATTTTTCTCCAACGTGTATTACTTCACCGCAAAATTGACATCTATGCTCTTTGCGAGCGATAGGAGTTTTATTCCTTAATACTTTTATCATTTTAACTCGTTAATTAAAGCATCAGCACAAGCAATTGCAAACCGAGCAATGCTTATAGGTATTGTATGTTTCTCTCCTTTCTTGTAATCTGCTTCCGAACAAGCGTAACCAACTTCTGTATTGTCACTTAAAATCCCTTGCATTGCGGATTTAGCCAGTTCGTATCTACGCTGTTCCCAGTCAATAGCTGAATTTCCAAGATTTAAAAAGTCAAGTTCGCATTCCTTGAAAACCATGTTATCACATACATATAAATAATCTCTGCTATGTTGAGAGTTGATGTTTAATCGGGGAATTACATCTACCAAAACCCCTGTTGATTTTACTCTTGCTTTCATATTTAATTTTCTGATTTAATAATAGTACCAAATGAACGATACCTACGCCAAACCATATTTCCACGTTGAATACTAGTAAGCCAATCACAAGCCTTAAAAACTTGTCCTACATTATATAAAAATGGTCGTTTTTGTATTTTTCTTTTTATTCTTGCTTTCATTGTCCTATTGCTTATTTAATCGAAATACATTACTTTCTTACCTATACATACTTTGAACCTTGAAAGACATTCGCTATGTTGTGTGATATGGTTAGGATTATATTTGTTAACAAAACATCCAGTACGTTTATGGTATCTGACACAAGCATTTTCAGGAGATTTAGCCAATATCTCTTTTTCATCTCTAAAATCAAAAAACAAATTATCTCTGTATGATACCTTATACCACTTCACTTGGCTTCTTATCTTTTTAAAATACTTTGCTTTCATTGTTCCTCCTTTGTTTTAATATCCGTTACTTTGCCACGATTGACAAAAAAGAAACATGCCATCACATCACACAGGTATGATCCATGCTTCATCTCACACTCTTCGCATTCTTTACACAATGAACATTTACTGCAATCGAAATTTATATTGGACACATCAATCAGTTCAATCATTTCATGCAGCACTCCGTCTATTATTATTCCGTTATTTATTTCCATATTGTCTAATTAATTTAATTGCTAATAGAGGGTCTTTATCTCCTATTTGATTGATTAGCTTTGTAAATTTGTCCACTCTACCATAGTGTCTAACGCAAATAGCATTTGCCTTCATCGAGCGTCCTAATCCGTATAAATACTCCATGCGTACATTTCTACGGATATTCTTCATTATCTTTTTTGCTTGTCTTAATTTCATATCTCAATCTCCTTTCTCTTTAATCCGTTCTAGTACATCCCTGTTGGCTTCGAGTATCTCATCGAAAGACGGGATGGGCATATAGTGAGTAATACGATATAGGGGAGAATCTTGTAAAAATATTCGATTATCCGATTCCCATTGACCATTTCCATAATACAAGCCAACAAAATATCCTTTACAAGAATCTTTCCATTCCACTGTAAAAAACACACCTGTATTTTTTCCCGGCAACCGTTCCTTAACACTTATCCAAGGTGATTGCTTTGCCTGCCATTCTGCACCGTCCTTAAAGCCATCCAAGTAATACGGCTGATACTCGTCATTGTATATGCTTCTATCTATCACGCAGCTTTCTATTGCTGCTTCTTCTACTGTCTGTTTCATTGTATCTCATTTTAATTTTTCTTCAAACTCGGCAATGATACAATCTGCATCACCGCCATGTACCCAATTCTCTAAAACGGAGGAAAGAACTTCGATAGCTTGTTCTTTCTGCCACTCTGCGCCAGCGATAAACCCCATATAATATGCCGGAAACATACTTCCGCTGCTTCTACTTTCAGCGAAAGAATGAGCTGCTTCTTCTAATGTCTGTTTCATATCCTATCCTTTGAAATTTCTCATGTATTCGCAATCCTCATCACATACACCTTTCTTTGCACAGTGAGGGATATTAGTTCCCCGCTCATATTCAAAATTATAACATAGGTTTCTGTGTTCTTTCCTTCTTTCCATAGGACCAAGTGTTCTTGCTGAACTCCATGATTCATAGTCATTGCTAGACGCCTCTTTAAGAACGCATCCATCATCGTTATATAGCTTTCTAACTTCATTCATAATCTGTTCCGTTTTGAGGATTATCCATTAAACTTAAACTCATCCATATATCCCATCTCTTTCAAGCGGATATTAAACTCTTCAATCGATTCATTATTAGGAATGAATTGTTCAAGAACATCGTTAAAAGGGTGCAGATCGTTTTTTAAAATATCATTAGCCTCTTCTTCTCCACGTTTCTTTCCTAATCGGTCTTTGCATACTTCTATGTAATCATCTTTTGTCATATTGTAGTGCGTGACTGTATCAACAATTGTACTAAACCTACAATATAAGCCGTTTGGCTGTTGGGCTATAAATGATCCCATAATTACCTCCTTCTAATTTTTTATTTATCCACGGTTGATTTTACAATAATCTTATTATCGGATGATGGCATTACAACCACATTCCCGGCATCTGTGCTAATTTTTAAGATAGGATTAGAATTTGCGTCAATACCGGCTACTATAATCATATCTCCAAAAACATATCTTTTATCTTGTTCTAATTCATTCATATTCTTTATCAATTACTTTTTTCAATTTATTAAAAGCCTTCTCTTTATCAAATCTAATCCCATCTTTGAACTCCAATATCAACTCCCAAAGCTGGCTTTTGTAAACATCACCTGCTTTATAGTCAGTCTTATAATGCCATTTCTGTGTAGTGGTTATTTCCTTAAATATATTCGTTGCATTAAGATATGCGGCTCCCCATTCTGTAAGCTCTACACTAACGGTATCATTCAAATCTATTTCTATCATAAATATTCCTTTCAAATTATTGTTATTAATCGGTTTTTACTATTTTCCCATTATCCAATATCAAATATAACCGGCATTTATAGCTGACTGTATCCGCCCATTGGTGAGCATATTTCAAATACTGATGTAGCTTATACCTTCCGGGATTATTCATCATTTTATTTCTTATTCTTTTTTTCATCAGTTTTGAGGGTTATTGTTTTTCTTCATTTTTCAAAAAGCCACTCCGGTCAGGATATACCTTTTGTACCAGTTTCTCCATTTCCTCAATAGCTTTATAGGCATTATTTATATCATCTTCACGATAGGGATTGTTAGGATTATCGCCAAATAAACCATATATGACCTTGTATGAGAGCCTGTGAGCACGTTGCCTATCAATGTATTTTTGCTCACAGGTAGCAGTACCGTCAAGCGTTCCGCCAAGGCTGTTTGTAACAGCCATAAGCCTTGCCAACAATTTCTTTTGAGTTTTATTCATTTCTTATCCGGTTATTAGCCATATACTTCTCTAACTTTCTCAATCCAATCCAAATAAGCTTGCCTTGCCTTTTGTTTAGCACACTGCTCCATAGAATCGGTAATGACATCGCTATTTTCTTCCATCTCCTCACAAAAATGATCTACCCAACTAAACGGGTCATACTCAATAAATTCTTCTGTTCTACAAAACGGACAAGGAACATCCTCTCCCTTATCGTAAAGATTACCATTCTCGTCACAGTAGTCTAAATCTTGCAATTTGCCATTGACACAGCACGCATCTGGATAGCTTGCACCCCAATATGGAAATTCGGGGCATGGTTTTTTATTTTCACTCATTTCCTTATTGTTTATCGAAAATCTTAATACACTCGAATAAATATTTTGCCACTGTTGGATTTACCGCATTGCCGATACTCCCAACTCTGTGTGACCAATTGGGAAACCCATCATCATTTCTAACAGTGCTATGCGCTGGGATTTCAAGAATCCTTTTTGCGCAAGTATATCCGATATTCGTATCTGATGCCCACTGTTTAAATATTGAGTTAAAGCATCCATTGTTGCAAATGTCGCCTTGTAGTCCGATTTTATTGGAGTAGGCAATAAGATAAAGTCTTTCCCTTTTGTGCGGGTATCCAAAAGCGTAGTTTGATATACATTGCCATTCCGCATCATACCCGATTTTGGAAAGGTCGCATAACACCTGTTCGAAGCCGGAAATAACGAGAGCTGGCGAGTTCTCAATGATGACGTATTTAGGTCTAACCTCCCGTACAATTCTATACATCTCACTCCATAAGCCGGATCGTTTCCCTTTAATACCTTCACGTTTTCCGGCAACGCTGATGTCTTGACACGGAAATCCTCCACTAATGATGTCCACATATCGAAGCCCGGTTGTTTTTGTAATATCTGTGAATCTTTCTGCATAAGGAAATTTATTTTTTAATATTTCACCTTGAAATTTTTCAATTTCACAATTCCATAGGGTTTTAATCCCTGCCATTTCAGCACCTAATTCAAAGCCACCAATGCCACTGAATAAGGATCCATGAGTCAGTTTACTATGCTCCATTTATTTCATTACTATTTCTGTTTTGAACCATTTTCCTGATGTCAGGTAAATGGTAATTATTGGCAATTAAATTCTAATTGTATTATCAGTCAACTGTTAATCAACTTCCACTAACTCACCGTTTTCCAGTCTATACCATGTGTCGGCCTTGACAACCTCACCATCGACTACTACAGCCTTCCAATCGACAATATCATACGAATCTTCCCCTTCCTCAGCTATGACCAAAATTGCACCAATTCCGCCCTTTACCCGAACATTGTTGCCTCTTGCCACTGACAGACCATTTGATCCGGTTGAAGCCTTTCCTCTTGCCGTGGCAGCACCACTATCACCAGCCGTGGCAGCACCATAATTACCCTGTCTCTTATACACATCTC